TACCACAAACTCATTGAACGAGATATCCAGTTCATGTGCGGCCTTCATGTATGTTAACAGTTCTTCATCTGTGAAGTCCACCGGCACTTGCACACGAGTATCATACTCTTGACCGGCCACAATGGCCTGAAACTTTTGAACAAAGTCATCGTCTGTCTCAAGATCAACATAGTTGACATCATCCCAGGCTTCATTCATGTTAACACCGCGATTCTTTGCTTCCTTGTCATGCTTTTTCACATAGTCAGGATGCATCATTCTGTAGGCACGATCGTTTGTGTAGTCGCATACTTCCACACAATAGACCTTTTGGCTCCGGGTGCTGAACACAATATTGGCACTCCAGCCACCTGTGCCATGAACGCCATTCCAGGAGCTCAACTGATAGCTGTTGGATCCAAAGCACTGCCAGCCATATGTGTCGCCTTCGGTGATCCGGTAATCCACCAGTTCCATAAATTCTTTCATACTCAACATGTTATACTCCTGATTGTTTGCGTGATTCACGCAGGTTGTGATGTGTGTCGCACAAGGTCTTGAGCCAGCCACCATGGCGCAGTACGCCCTGTGAGCCACACTCTTCGCAGGCATGGCTTGCCCAGGCTGCTGCCATGGTCACCATACCGCTGATCTCATTGTCGCCGCCATCATAGTAGAAACGCAGTCCGCCAAATTTTTCTTTGATCTGTGCCACTGTCACTTGGGGCACCACTGGTGACTGCCGGTTCTGCCAGTCAATATGATGTTGGATACTGGCGCACAGGCTGGCAATAATGGGCCACCATCCAGCAGCACATTCAATGCCACCGTATTGGCCCGCAAACATTTTGGGGTAAGTGGTTTCAAGATGCTTGACGAAAGCATCGTATTCTTGAAATTCCGGGTCCTGATCCATGAGTGATTCCTTTGTTGTGATAGAGATTGCGGCCTGATCAAGAGCACTGATCATGGCAGGATTGTTCCATTCCATCATCGTCGTGTGGCGCCAATTCTGCTGGCCTTGTTCCAGTCGTATGCAACGCCATCGGGGCACACTCCATCTTGAACACTATCCACACCAAATATGCCACACGCTTCAAAGTCCGGACCCCGAATGGTCACAAACATGCCAACAATTCGAGCAAAGCTGATTGCTTCGCTCAATGTAGGACATGAGTTGAGTGGTAGTCCTGATTTGCTGATTACTTTGTACATGATTTCATTATACAGTATTTGTGACTTGTTGTCAAATGATTTGGTGCCCCAGGTCGGACTCGAACCGACACGCCACAAGGACATGAGTTTCTAAGACTCACACGGCTACCATTACGTCACCGGGGCATTATTTGGTGCAACCTGTAGGAATCGAACCTACTTCAATGCCTCTTCAGGGCACCGCTATAACCATATCAGCTAAAGTTGCATGTTGTTGGCGGAAGGCTAGAGAGTTGAACTCTAAAGGCGCTATTAACGCTCGGCTGTTTTCAAGACAGATCCCATCGCCAATTGGGTTGGCCTTCCGTTGAGTGGAGCACAGGGTGAGATTTGAACTCACGATTTTTCAGATTTGCAATCTGGTGCGTTGGACCGCTCCGCCACCTGTGCTTGATGTTGGTCTCTCGAGAGTGAATCGAACACTCGTCATATGGTCCCAAACCATAAATTCTACCATTAAACTACCGAGAGAATCTGGTACCTCGTGACAGAATCGAACTGCCGTCTGCGCCGTGTAAAAGCGCGGCCCTACCATTAGACGAACGAGGCATAAATTAGTCGCACACAACTTGTCCTATTATACTCCGTGTGCTATGGAGAGTTTGGCTGCGAGTGTTAGTCGCTTAAATACTTGATGTACACATATGACAACATTACCACAACTGGACTGCATATCCACTTGAGCATGAGCAAGCACGATACCTGTTATATTTTTGTCAATGATATTTTTAGTAACCGATTGACTCTGCGTTTCTTCAACAACACAGAATCGGCACTGGAGTTTATCCGCAGCTTTTGATCAACTGCGGATATTTTTGGATGGGATGTTACGCAGGATCAGAGATTGCTATACTAACAATATCTAGTCCGTATGTGTTTGCAAATGTGCCAACATAGGCCACGTCTTCCTCGGCTGCTGCTTGGTCCAACCAATCTCTGATCACAGTGTGATCAGAGATTATACCTGCAACATCCGTTGTTAGTCCAGCTAGAAATTTTGTTTGAAGATAAGCTAGACGTATTTCTCGAGCAGCTAAATAGCTTTCATCCAACGGGGAATTGGTCCCCCACACAATTGTAACATTTTTTGTCATAAATTTTCCTTTATAGGATGAACACCAGGATCATCTTTGCTAATATTTAGCAAATATTATTTTTTATATACTGCGAATACAGTAAATCAGCAAAGTAAACATTCCAGTCATGTCCAAAATGCAACCGGTCTCGGGCTCTAGAAAATCCAAATTCGTGTCCCAACGAGTTTGACAAATTGTCAGATCTGCGAGGATCAAAATCTCGTTCGTAAGTGTAAACGTCAAAAGAATCTAGATCTTCGTCCTTGCACAATGTAATTTCTTGTAGCGGTATTTTTCTATTTTTGCAAATTTCTTGCAGCATGGCACGATTCTTGTCAAATTGATATTTTATATAGCTATTGTCATTGAATATATCAGCTGCCTTTTCCAGGCGCTCAATGATGTTAGCATAACCGTCGTGATTTCCTAGTATTATTTTGTACGGCAAGAATCGACGTCTAACAGAAATTTCTCTGGACGAAAACGCTGGCCACTGAACAAACACTGCCCGTGGTTGCAACACATCAATGGTTTTGGCAATTGCTCGTACCACATAATCGCTGCTGGCAGCAGCAAGACCTAAATTATACAACTTGGTATCAGGAAACTTTGTTCTCAATATGCCAGGCCAGGTGTGTTCAACTGGACACCCAAGGCCAATGGTGCAACTGTCACCAATTGTTATTATAGAATCTCGGCCATCATCAACAAATTCATCAGATCTAAATCCGTGTGTGTTCCACTGGTATGTGATATCAGTGTCTGAGTAGATACTGTCAGGATTAACTCCCGGCGCATCTCTGCGATACCAGTAACTGGTTTCAGTGTGATCGGGCCCACCAGGAACATTTACAACACTAAAAATTCCTTTGTCCCAGTTGTTGAAATTGGAAGTCAGCATAGACTATCCAGATCCAGTTTGCGTCTAAGTCTGATACTGAGAGTGGTTCTTGGCAAGCTACCTAGATTAATTGCACGGTGCGGAATAGTTACATTTAAATATATCGGTTGAGTCAAGCTGGCGCGAGCAACTTCAACGGCCGAAGATTCGTCATATGTTGACCAATTCATTACAATTTTTTTCATTAACTCTGCAGGTGAATCAAAAAATTCTGGTGATGCAGGTGCGCTACCTAATTTTGTTGCTGCGTACCAAGCAGTATAAGAGTTATCAAAATTCAACAAAGGCAAATTGATAGCCTCACCTGTTAAATCCAACGGAAAGGCATCCCCAACGTCGGAGTCTATGTGTATGGGCATGCTTTCTATGTGGGCTCCGTTGCTGGCAATAACAATCCAGGAAATTAAATAAATGTCACGAGGTGTTATTTCTTTGCTGTCCAGCCAATCTGCAAATACAGGACATGCATTTTTAAGATTTCTGATATCGCGTAAAAATCGGTGATCAACTATTTCATTGTTGTTAATCAACCCAGTTGAAGTAGTGTCTGTATCATACATTGACACATACAACGGACAAGTGGCTCGGAGATAAGTGTCAATCTCAGCAGACATCTGTGGCAGGTTTGGAGCAGCAAGTGTTTTGTAATAAGGTAGCATAGTAGATTAAATCAAGTTAATGGCCAACATGTATTCATGTATCTGATTCCAATTCTCAATTGTGACATCAGTTGTGTTTTGTTTCTGAGCTGGAGGATTACTGCTGACCAGTTTGTTTTCCAACATTAGATCTTCATAGTACGCTGTTTGAATTTTGTGTTTTAGTTTGTTTTTGTTTGATTCAACATTTGGATCAATCACTCGATTGTAGAGATTAACAACCATGTCCATGTCAACAGTTACAGAAGATGCAGTTATGGGTATCATCCAGGCATTCAGAGTGTATGCAATGGCCAATGATTTGAATGCTTTTAATTTGTCTCGACGTTCCAGAAACACAACTGTGGCATTTTGTGCGTTGACCCAGTCAACTATGTCTGGTCTGTTCAGATAGAATGAATGAATTTTTACTGATTTTGGCTTGCTGACTTTGGATAACCCAACTATTCTGTCAGACATCATGGCAACAAATTCAGATTCAGAATACTGCGTAGGTTCCGGATCTTGATCAAAGGTAACATCGTTGCCGTGAAAATCAACTGTAACAAACTTGCTGAACGGTTCTGAACAATTCACATGAGGCAAACAACTTTGTAGCCATGTGCTGCCTGATCTAGGATGCGAAATAATTATCACGTCTTGATCGGGATTTATGTCTAATAGATCAGAATTTGCCATGTTAAAAATTGCACTCTTTAATATAACCTATTTAGCCTGGCATACAAGCAATCTGAATAATTGGTAGCCTGTCCGGGTAACGATCCTGGGTCGCTCGATTATCAGTCGAGTGCTCTGCCATTGAGCTAACGGGCTATTCTAAAACTGGTACGGGTGGAAGGAATCGAACCTTCACTAACAGAGTCAAAGTCTGTTGTGCTACCACTACACAACACCCGAATAAAACTTGGTGGTTGTGGTTGGTATCGATCCAACCTCCTCGCCTTATGAGGGCGGTACGCATCCATCTACGTCACACAACCAAATTTGGGGTATCCTACCGGTATCGATCCGGTACTACCGCTTTCACAGAGCAGGGTGCAGGCCACTACACTAAGGATACCATATAGGTGCTCTCTGTGGCGCTTGAATCCACGGTAGCCCTGCTCTTCCTGGCACTTGTTCACACGCCGCGGGCTAGTGAAGTTCAGTGTTGTTCCAGTGTAGCTACTACAGAAAGCATTTATATAATACCATAGAAAAACACACTTGGCTCCCCTTGGTTGTTTGTATCTGTCAATTCAGATTGAAAGTGCGTTTATCTATGGTAGGACCACTCGGACTCGAACCGAGGATTTACAGGTTAAAAGCCTGATGTTATAACCGCTTAACTATGATCCCATGTGGTCCCTCCACCGAGATTTGAACTCGGACGTCACGGATTAAGAGTCCGGCATGCTGCCTTAACATCTTGAAGGGTTGGTATGTAAAATTGTCTTTCACGTGCCAACCCGGACCTACACAGGATCTGGAGTTGACACTATAGTTTAGGAGATTTTCGTTTCATATAGTTCTTTCTTTGGTGTGACTGTTGTTATTTTCTGCGTGTGAATTTGCGCAGAAATTTTAAAAAATAATATTTCAACCCGCGTAGTGGGGCCAACTCAAATGCGAATTGTCCCGGCAGCTCACGCGGGACACTGCGTAGGCTCGATCAATGACTTCTTTGCTGCTTATGCTGCACTTCAGTTGTTTAATAACACTCTGCGACAGAGTTTAGCCGGATTACATCAAATATTCTTGTAACCTATCAGCTGCTCAGGATCATTTTAATTACCTAAATGTTGGCAAATACTTCTCATCCGTAACTAGTTCAAGTAATCTTCTTTTGTATTCTGATAGAAACTTATGGGGAGGAGTAGGTTCTTTTTCATAAAAGAGACTACCTGTGTTACTTTGCAGATCATTATATTTTTCAATGAGTCGTTGAGCTTGGAAAAAATTCATTTGGTCATTTTCCCATATTACAAAATTATGATGTGGTGCGTTGGGCATTTCGCGGTATCCAAATTTTGCATAATCTTTGGTGATACTGCTTTCAAATACTGCGCCGTTTGCTTTTTTACCAATTATTAATGGTCTAAAGGCGAACGAGTCTAATTTTATTTCACGTGTACTCAACGCCTTCAGAGTGCGCTCAGCTGATTTAATTGTTTCGTAAGGAGTTCCAATTATAAAACTGCCATGCAGATTCATGTCATGGTATGTTTCTTTAATGGTTGATATCATTGCAATTTGTTTTTCTCTATTATAGCCTTTACCAACAGCTTGTCCACTTTTTCTATCCAACGTTTCTATACCAAAAAACATTGATCTTACTCCAATATCGTATAACATATGAATAGTTTCGGGATGAGTGCAAATCAAATCTAATCTTGCATAACACCAGAACTCAGGTTTAAATGGCAACGATACTATCATGTCTCTTAACTGCACAAGTTTTTCAACTGAATCGTTGAAAGTGTCATCTACTATCATGTAAATACAAATTCCATGATTGTTATAATTATGCAATAGTTCTTGTTTCAGTGTGGCAGCATCTTTAATAAAATCTAGTTTGGTCTTACCGTTCATAGGGTACGAACAAAATGCACAGCTGAATATGCATCCTCTGCCAATTTCGATAGGTAATCTGGTATGATTCACAACGTCTTCAGCACACCATGTCATGGTATCCTTTGAAAATTCGTATCCTTCTGCAAGCACATTGTTGATGATAATCTTGTTGTTGTTGATATTTTTATAGCTATTTTTTAATACAACACCGTGTTTTATGTGATCAACCAAATTTACTATGTTTGCTTCAGCGTATCCCAGCACCAGGAAATCAGCATACTTGCATCGTAATTCTGGTCGTACTATCGTACCTCCTGCGACAATTTTTATTGCAGCATTCAACTTGTTGATGTGTGCAAACACTTGATCATCAAAATCTGCTCCTTGCGGAAATAAATTAAAATTTTGTCCATGAATATTAGAATTAGATCCAGCCGTCGGCCCAGTTGCAACACTTGTAATCAAATCATAGAATGTGGTGCTAAACCCTATCATGCATGTGTCTGACCCTACGGCACGATTTAATAATGTATAAATTTCATCAATAGTAAACTCGGACACATGATTCACTACTAAACAAGAATACCCACTGGCACGCAGAGTATTTGCTAACTTGTATGCGCCAATAGCAGGAATAAATACTGAGTCATTAGGATTTCTGCGAACTATATCAGTAAAAAGAATAACATTAAAATTTGGCATAATTGATCAATGCTGTATCAGGTGACAGCATAATTTTCATAATTGTTCCTTTAAACTATTTATATAGTGGTGCCCCACGACAGAATCGAACTGCCATCACAGGATTACAAAACCAGTGTACTGCCATTGTACTAGTAGGGCGAAAAAGAACAGTTCAGGGACCTAACTTCTTAAGATGAAGAGTATGAACTATATTTGGCTCCGCATCTGGGGTTCGAACCCAGCTAATCATTGATTAACAGTCAAGTCCGTGCACCTAGCTCGGATTCTGCGGAATAAATTGTTGGCGGAACGAAAGAGACTCGAACTCTTAAAGCGGCTTTCACCACTCGACGGATTAGCAATCCGCTCCAATACCATTATGGGACCGTTCCAGGAAAATACTTAGCAGCATTGTGCTCTGCTAGAAAAATTTAACGTGGAGCCTTTCACTTGCCACGATTGGTACATCAAAGTACTTGAAGGTTACACCCAACCTCTAAGAGTGACTTGGTGGAAGTGGTAGGATTCGAACCTACAACGTTTCTTATGTGGCGGATTTACAGTCCGTTGCCTTCAACCAATTCGGCACACACTTCCTAATAATGGTGGAGGATAGGAGAATCGAACTCCTGACTGAAGCTTGCAAAGCTACTGCGTTCCCAATTACGCCAATCCCCCGTTATCTTGGTCGGTCCTGACGGATTTGAACCGCCAACTTCTAGTTTCGAAGACTAGCACTCTATCCAGTTGAGTTAAGGACCGATATCTGGCGTACCCCCAAGGACTCGAACCCTGACTTAACGGTGTTGGAGACCGTTGTGCTGCCATTACACTAGAGATACAAAATTTCTACACACTGTCTGCGGCATCACAGCCCTGATCAGCTCAATGTGTGTATCGAAGCACTCTTCATGGATGGACCCACGTGTCTCCCGACGGATAGAGAGTGCTTCGATACGCTGTAATTTTTCATCTCACAAAAGAGACTCTATCCTACAGGCCGCCCATTTGCCCATGTTTTGAGTGCGGGTCAGGATCTCGTTTCCTATACACACTATCTAACGCTGAAAAGAAAAAACCCTGGAGTTTTTAGTTCCAGGGTCTTTTGAATTTGCGGATGTTAACTTAGTTACTCATCACACCTCTCAAGAGATCCCGGAACGCCTGGAATACTATTCATGCGACCATACGCATGTGACCAGGCGGATACCTGGGTAAACATGGGTTTCGTCAACAGTGAACAGAGAGTTGTTTTCATCTTAAATCCTATTATACTTTATTTATCATTTGATGTCAACCACCAAAGATAACTTCGTGTGAAGTATTTATACTTCACGGCCAAAATGGTTGCGGGTGACAGATTTGAACTGCCGATGCTCCTGGCTTATGAGACCGGAGTGGTGACCACCCTACCCGCTAAATTATTTATCCTATGCGTGTATTATACAACACATTTGATTTGTTGTCAACCAGGTTTGGATAAGCTGATCATGTGACTGCCATACGTTTAAAAGTGTTGCCACCTTCCTGAGCATGAGTTGACTGTGACTATCAGTCTCGTACCTTTAAACGTCAGAGGTTCAGGATTTAATCGTTGTCCCTGGCAGTTGGGCCCATCGTCAATGAGTTTTTCCGCCACATGATCTGCTTAAACTGTAATTATCTGTTTGCTGTAGTGCAACCATATAAATAATTCACAACGGAGTCATACATGGAATACAAAACAATTTATCGTGGCAAAGAACTTCCTTTTGCGGATTATTTTGAAAGCAAAAAAGCCGGTCTGGTAGCAGAATTTCTAGCACAGTATCCTGACTTCTCTAGCACAGAAGTGCTGAACAATTCAGAGATCATGCAAAACAAGATCACTGCCAAAATTTCTACCACCCAGGGCAGAGGCACTGCTTGGAAATTGCTACAGGTCAAAGGCAACTACTACGGTGAGCCTCCTTACTATGGTTCACAACCCTTTGAAGAATCAAAGTCGAAATTTCCAACCATGATAAGCATCATTGATTATTTTGGATTTGATAATCTTGGCAGCGTGACCTATTCTGTACTGGAAGCCAACGGCATCATTGCCAGACACACAGGACCTGAAAATCGTGCAGGTAAATTTATTCGTTGCCACATACCTTTGATTGTACCCGAAGGTGATCTGGGTATGGAGATCAACGGAGAAGTAGTTGACTGGAGTGAATCCTTTGGATTCAACAATCAAATCATACACAGTGTCTGGAACAACACTGATTATCGTAGACTGGTATTGATGATTGATATAAAACGCTCGTACATTGGGTTGCCTGATGCGCCTCCGTGGACAGAAGAAACAAATGCTGATGCAGTTCCTTTTGAAAAGACTCACAACAAAGTGACATATGGCCCTCAAGAGATTATACCAGCAGTGAACTTGAGATAACTCTGTAGTATGAAACTCCAAACAATTTATCGTGGCAAAGAACTTCCTTTCGTGGATTTTTTTGAAAGCAAAAAAGAAGATCTCATAAAAGAATTTCTAGTACAATATCCTGAATTCCACAGTATCGAGCCGTTGCATAATTTAGACCTCTTGCAAAACAAGATCACAGGGGCATTGGGCAATAGAACCCACCCTGGATCTCCTTGGGAAATATTGCAAATCAAAGGTACTTATTTTGGCGAACCTCCATATTATGGCTCACAACCCTTTGAAGAATCAAAGGCAAAATTTCCAACAGCAACAAGTATTATTGATTATTTTGGATTTAGTGTCGTTCGGTCAATTTCGTATTCGGTTCTGGAACCGCACAGTACCATAGCCAGACACTGGGACCATGAAAATCATGAAGGCAAATTCATACGTGTTCATGTACCCTTGATTGTGCCCCATGGTGATCTGGGCTTAGAGGTCAATGGGGAAGTGGTTGATTGGAGTGAATCCTTTGGCTTCAACAACCTAAGATTACACAGCGCCTGGAACTTCACGGACCATCGTAGACTGATATTATTACTTGATCTAGAACGCTTGCATCTGGGGTTGCCTGATGAGCCATCCTGGTCCGAAACAACCAATGCTGATACCGTACCCTTTCCCAAGACACCTGTTTTTTTATCAAAGCGCAATTGATCTAAACTGGTACCAGCGGAGAGGATCGAACTCTCTCAAGAACGCTAATCTGGCGCTAAAAGGTGTATAAGACCTCTCTGACTACCAAGTCTCGCTGGCATGCATGGAGCGGGATAAGAGAATCGAACTCTTGACTGGAGATTGGAAATCTCTAATTTTGCCATTAAACTAATCCCGCATGAATTGAATTTGAGAGCCTACGCCGCGTTTATCGTAGATTTATTCAGGACTTACCGGCCGCCTAGCCTGACCTCGAGCACGATGGATATCACTTGGGCTCCGTCCAGTACAGTCCCCATTACGGACCTCCGCAGTTGCCCGCGGGTGGGAGTTGAACCCATTAACCTTTTACTGCTTTGGTCCTTCGAAGAAACCTAGACAGCGTGACTTCACTTGCTGACACTCTCAAAACTAAAAATGTAGTAGGCTGAGACATAACTCAATTGGTTTGCGCTTCGATGTTTAACGCCATTAAAGGATCCGCAACGCCATTTACTCCGGCACCAGGCCGGAACTACAAAAAAGGTTGAGCAGCAGAGGACTTGCACCTCACAGTAACTAGTATAGGAGACTTCCGTCTCTACTGCATCTATGCTCTACTCATAAAATTGGTGGACCCCGTCGGTACTTCGCCGCACTCCTAGTTCAGTAACGTTACTTCTGAACCAACGCATCTCACGTTGAGAGCCCATAAACTAATCAAGGGCTTGTAGACCAAACTACAATTTACCGGTTTCTAGACGAACCCCTAAACTTGGTGGGCTATCGAGGACTCAAACCTCGCAACATCTCTATGTCAAAGAGACAGGATTTCCAATCACTCTAAAGCCTATTATTTGGTGGAGACAGCCTACACACATGCACTACACACCTGTGCCGTCCACTTTATCCGCTGGTCTCAGCAGTCGCGCCGTTCTAGCAGCGCCTTGCACAAGATCAGTTTCAGTCTCCGAAAATTGGTGATTAGTGCTGCTGCGACACAGCGACATCCCCGGAGCGAGAGCGTAGGAACTGAATCTACGGGTTTAGCACCTCCGGGGTCGAACAGTCAGGACAACTACTGGTACCGTACTTGCTGACACTTGTTCAAGGTGTGTCGCGTTTTTGTACTTTCATTTCCAACTAACCATATAGAAACACACTCAAAACTGCTGTTAAACCCTTGCAGGGGCATGCCTAGTTAAAAAATGTGTTCTTATATGGCTGGCAATGTTATGAGGGCTCTTACCCCATCGTTGTTTGTATAGGCTGCGCGACCTATACATCCCGGACACACTCCCTGACCCGGCAATGCTTACTTTGTGGCTCTTGCTTTCCACTTGATTCTGATCATATAGAAACACACTAGAGTTTTACGATAAACTACGCTCCTGAGTTTCTGCTCAGGACCCCATAGGTCTGCCTATGTTTCTAATGTGTTTTTATATAACAAAATAGTGAACAGGATTTGCACCTGTGCCCACAGCCTGTTGACAAGACTGCACTCTCCTACTAATCTACCACCATATAGGAACACACTGGCACTCAATTGTCAATTGCAGAGCATAATAATTCTACGCCCTATGAGTTACGCATACTCTTCCAATGTGTTTTTATATGGTATAGTAAAAACGTAATGGTTACGATTCCATTGCTACTTGATCATGTAGCCGATTTTGTTTGGCGCCACGGACGGGAATCGAACCCGTCTTGGTCGGATAGACAATCCGTTGCCCTCCCAGAGAGCTACCGTGGCAAAACTTGGTAGAGCATAGCGGAGTCGAACCGCTCTTAGTGGACTGAAAACCCACTGTCCTAACCGATAGACGAATGCTCCACTATATGAAAACACACTTATTCAGGAACGTGCTGATCAAACACAAGAGAGCTACTCTTGTGCCCATCCGCTGTCATTACTGTCCACATGTTCCGCCGCTTGTCCAGATCAACTGATTTCTCAGTGAGAGCCTATTTCATGCCAGCGAGGGAGTAGCCTGCTAAGGCGGGGTTCAAACCCATAATCCTGATTCACTTGCCTAACGGTGTGGATAACCTGTATAACTGTGCTTACATATAGTGCCCAGAACCAAATCTGGGTACACTATACAAAATCAAATTTTTAACGAACTCTTCACACTGTGTCAATGCACTGTGCTGCTTTCTAACTAGTCTCTAGTATAACATGTTATGCAATACTGGTCAACCTGTTTTGCAAATGCCCCGCTGTAGTGTAGGGTCTTTGCAAAATCTGCTGTTCTCCTGTCTCTTGTGTGTATTATAGCACTAGACTGAATAAGAGTCAACCGCCATAAAAAAACCCGCTTGCTGCGGGTCTTTGAAGGATGCGTTTTTGATCACATCAACAAAGACCCAGGCTCCCGTCACGCTCATAGGCCATCCCCGAATCAATTGTCGGTATGACTGCTGAGAGGATAGTGAGCCGGTTCATAAGTGTAGTATATATGCCTTTGCGACAAAAGTCTATTATTTTGGCAAAATTTGTGGTGGTTTAGTCTGAGACCACTGACCATCCTAGACGAGCAAGGTCTTCACGTATCTCATCAGTGACCATGCCCTCGCCCACATGTGCTTGGCTTTCCCGGTGGAACGTCTGCTGCTCTTGTGTGAGCATGTTCCATTCAGCCTGTTCTAGTGTGGCAGTATCCCTGATGCCTGAACAGTACCAGTCAATGTAGTCACCTTCGCCCCGCATGTTGGCCACAATGCCACCAGCCGATCGCCATGTACAGGCCCAGGTTTGATCTTTCAGTATGGTCCACACATCTTGTTTCTGGAACGTGTTGTTGCACAGGGCAGCATAGAGATTTTGAGCATACACTCTGCTTTCGCAAACCTTGGCCACCATCCAGTCGGTGGTACGCATGTCAAATTCCATGTTGTTCTTTTGCCATTCAGCATTGACTAGATTTTCTTCATCTCGAAGTGCCCAGCTTTCGTACATTTCAAGCATGGCCTGCACCTCAGGATCGTCGAGACTCTGGCCCGCTTCTAAACAACCTTCAATGTACTTTTGCTTTTGAAAAGTGTGACGATCAGGACTGGCGGAAATCATTGCAGGATTCTTGTGTGGGAACCAGATTCAATACTGTCTAGGGATTCTGCCAGTCGTTGTGCCAGTTCGGGATCAGATTCAGTCAGCTGTTCAAAATCTACTGCATGACTCGTGGCCGCAAGGTCTTCGGCTGTCATGTTCTCAAACATGCTGTGAATTTCAGCCATCAAGAGATCCAGTTCCTCTTGAGTTCCTTCAAAATCGTCAAAGCAGCCTGGGGCAAATTGCACTTTTAGTGGTTGATCAGTCATATGTTCTTTCATGGTGCGGTGGGCGGGATTCGAACCCGCACTGTACAGATTTTAAGTCTGTTGTCTCCTACCTATTGCACTACCACCGCATTGCTCTGGTCCGGCGTGACGGAATCGAACCGCCATGTACAGGGTAGAAACCTGCTATATTATCCATTATATGAACGCCAGATACTTGGTGCGACTCCTTGGTTTCGATCCAAGTACCAAGACCTTATGAGGGTCCTGCTCTCCCATTGAGCTAGAGTCGCTATTTTTACATTGTAACAGGAAAGTTATTTAGTGTCAACAGATTATTTCACAGACAGCAACGCCTGTAGATCCTGAATTTGTTTTTGCAAACGCTCAATTTCTGCGGCTGCTTCATCCAAGAGATCAGCAATACGGTCAGTCTCACCTTGTTCCACACTTCTGCGTCCAGGAATCTGTCTGCGTATCTCGGCTCGCTTGCGTAATCGGTACACCAGACCTTGTTCTTGCAAGGTCATGATTCGACTCCAAAATGTTTTTTAATTCTTTGTCCAGTTGTTTGTGTGACATATCCACACCCAGCCGAAGTATTTCTTTCAATATCTGCAACTTGGGCACATTCCTGAATCAGTAGTTCAGCAAACTTTTCTAGTGTTCGACCGCCCACGTCAGGATAGTGGCTACCGCCAGCCGCCAGGGCCAGTTGTTTAATTTGTTCGTTCATGATTCGACTCCAAAATGTTCCAACACAATTTTTCTTGCCCGTGGATGACCATCTATATCTTCGGCAAGTTGGGCACATTCCCGAACAATTGACTCTGCAAACTTTGCCAATTCATCTGCCCAACATTCAGCAAACGCTCTCACAGGAGTTTCTGTTGGGTCGTAGGTAAATTCTATTCCAGCCTGTTCGGCAAGTAGTCGAATTCGTTCGTTCATGATTTCTCCAGAGTCCGTAATAGCGTTTTTTCCCGAAATGTGGCCAGGCGTTGGTCAAGTTCGGCCCTGACATCCCAGTGTTGTTTGCTGAGTCTTAAAACCCAGGCACTCAACAGGCCCAGCTGATATGCAATTTCATCTGCGTCCGTGTATTGGCCGCCACTGCTGACTGCGTTTAGCACATCAGTTATTTCTTTGTGATTTTTTACGTGAACTTTTAGGTTGCTATACATGCCATATCTCCTGGAACCCCTCTTCCAGTGTGGGTTCTTTCAAATTTTGTAACATACTTAGCATCACATGATCCGGAATGCTTTTGCCTGGACGGCCAGCCAGTCTACGAGCAAGTTCCACAGGTTCGGGTGTGCCAAACACCACAGCAATATGTTCATAGTCGGGCAGCATGTGAAACTTCTTTCGTCGGCTGGCCACAGTGGTTGAGGTTTGATCCCAGATCACACTGTGACCATGTTCCCGTGCAAACACCACCTGTTGAGCCATTAGATCCACTGCTCGAGGCATGTAGTCTCGAAACACTTGATTGTAGGTTTGGCCTTGTGCTCTAGCATAGTCTTCCACAAACGTGTCTGTACTAACCACAGTCAAGCCCAGGGCCCATATTTGGTTCCGGATCCAGGTGCTTTTACCCGAACCTGGCACTCCAATCATTTGATAACATTTTGGCATCCTGCCTCCAGATAGTTTCTAACCCAGGCCAAGCGAGCCTGTTCGTCCATCACAGTATAAGTGTCGATGTTGTTGCGTATGTGATCCAACAGCGGGTAGTATTCCTCGTCAATCTGTTCTCGAAACTGTTGAGTCAACAACTTGTCAGTTCTTGGGTTACGTGCCACCCACTTGGCAGTCAGGTAGTAGGGTGACTTCAACTTGGAACTCACATTACCTTCATCGGTATAGAAAACAAAACCTTCGTGCTTGACAGTCTTGACTTCTTGCAATAGTTGACCCATTGAAGTGTAAAACGACTGCACAATGCGTGTGCGAAACGCATTTTGCAACAGCATCATGATTGCAGCATTGGCCTCAATTGGACTGCACCATTCGTTCTTGCGCATGCCCAACAAGTACATGCCTGGCTGCTCAGGAACAATGTGTGGATCACTTTCATGAACACATTCAAACATAAATGTGTGGCCTTCATACTGCTTGCAAGTGGCACGATAACGATCTATGTTGTCACCAATCATTTCACGTGCCATGTCAACATAAGGACTGTCAGTGCTACCAGTTGTGCTGATCAGTACATCATCCCGATACCATGTGCAAGCCACCATGAAACCGTTGACCTTGCGATAAGCAGTCACATGAACATTGTCAGCCAGCACAGGTGCAGACTTTTCAATGCCGTAGTTGTAGATCTTGGTGAATGGATAAGCAACCAAGTTGAAGTCACGATCCACAATGCTTCCACGACATTCGGCAATGTATTCGTCCCAGAGGCTGTCGTAGAACACTTTCTTCTTGTACTTGAGCACGTAGATACCATCGCCACATTCTCGGCGGTTCACCAGATTGGATGATTCCACATACTGTTTTAGTTTTTCTCTAAACATGATGACCCTTGATCTTGCCTTTTAGGGCTTGTGCAATAGCACGTTCCATGGTGATAGCAATTGCGCCAGTGGCATCCATGCCCACGTCCAACGCACGATAATTTTCCAGGCTGCTGGTGCCACCGTGCAAGTGTCCGTGAAAATGAACAGCACCGCGATGCATCTGATCCCACTCTGCTATGGGATAATGAAACATCACTACCTTGGTTTCGTTGAACTGTGCATCCAGGTACTTGTGTATCTGTGCAAAGCAGTCACGGAAATCCTGATCTTGCAACAGCTTGCGGTCGTGGTTGCCTTCAACCAGAATCTTGACTCCATTCAGTCGACGCACAGTTGCCACGGCTTTTTCCGCAGGCAAGAATGCCACGTCACCCAGAATGTACACAGTGTCGTCTGCGCCAATCAAGTCGTTCCATTCTCGAATCATGGCCTCGTTCATGTAGGCCACATCGTTACGAAACCGTGCCCGTGACTCAGGGCAAAATTTCATTATGTTCTTGTGTCCCCAGTGGAGATCACTTGTGATCCAGGTTGTCATTCTTGTAGTCTCTTAATGTTTAGGTTGTTCTTTTTTTGCAGGTTTCTTTTCTCGTCGGGCTTTTTCTTCTTCAACTGCTTTTTTCTGTGCCTCTGTCATGACCAATACTGTTTTGCATGTTTTTTTGGCAGGTGCTTTTGAAGAAGCCTCGCTGGTTTCACACACCCGTTGAGTTTTGTAAGCCGGGCTGGGCGAAACCGCAATCAGTATCAATATACAACAGATGTATTTCTTCACTTGTCAACTTCTCAAATTTGTTCGTTCATTGTTCAACTCCGAATACTTGATTAATCCATTGTCTTGCTGTAATGTTTTGATATTTAACATCACTACCGTGCTTGCCGCCAGGATACACAACAAATACTTCGTTCATTACATCATCAATAATCAACTCGGCAAACTTTTTCAGTAAATCGCCTTCTAGCAATTTTACAGCGACTTCATAGTTGTTCGAAACAAAGTCGTTATCGCTTTCTAAATAGCCATCAGGCTCCTCGTCAATATACGGTCTCCGAGGAATGACATTGATACCAGCCTCTACAGCAAGTTGAGTAATTCTTTCATTCATTCTTCATTTGCCTTAATAAGAGCCATTAGAAATTTCAATTCCGATAATTGCACTGGAATCTCTGATTCTATTTCCATCCCTGTAATAAGAGATTGTAGATATTCAATTGGGGTCATTCTCCAACTCCGAAATGTTTTAAAATATCAGATTCATACCATTCACCATGATAATCACCGCATCGACCTCTTGACTGTATATGGATTTGTTCCAAACATTCCTGCACAATCAACTCAGCGAACTTTTTTGTAAAGTTGTTGAATTCTTCCGCTGTAAATGGTCCATTAGGATCGACAGTGCCGTCAGCAGCCTGAAGTTCAAGTTCTCTAATTCGTTCGTTCATCCTTCGACTCCAAAATGTTTTGCAATTGCATAGCCGACCCAAGATATACCTAGTTTTTCTGCATCATCCTCGCACACTTCATCTACTTTATCAACCTGTGCTAGACATTCTTGCACAATCAACTTGGCGAACTTTTCTTTATCAAACACTTCAAAGGTAAGTGGATTGTAAGGAGTGGGGCCTTGAATAGATGTAGCCTGTTCAGCAAGTTTTTGAATTCGTTCGTTCATAGAATCTCCCAAGTGATAGCAGTTGAATTTGTTGCCTTGCGTGCCTTCCAGTAAGGCAGTGCCCATGTCACATTCGATTCAACCACAATAAGTCGTTTGTTAAAATATACTTTCATTCTTCAACTCCGAAATGTTCATACAAATCTTGAGGGGTAGCATGACCTGAACGGGAATAAACAACTTCAGCACATTCCCGCACAATCATGTCAGCGAACACCTGTTTGATTTTGAGCACCTGGCTGTGACTCAGCCGGGTGTATGTTTCAGGCACTGCTGCATCCAGGGCCTGTGCCCACAGTTGATCAATTCGTTGGTTTATACATCAACTCCGAAATGTTTGCTTGACCAGTTGGCCAGTTTTTCGATCCACTGACTCAACCACAATCCCTTGCTTCAACATGTTCTCGTTCTGTGTGCCTGTTGTTTCACATTGCCGACAGAGTTTGAACACGCCCAGCAACATGATGAAATGTCCGTTGTGGGGTTTACCACAGTTAATACAGTTCATCGTTCAACTCCGAAATGTTTCAACAAATCTGTAATAGCAAATTCACAACCCATCTTTTCACTATCAGTATCACAATTAGTTTCAATTGTTTTCTCAATGGATCGAGCACATTCTCTCACAATCAACTCGGCGAACTTTTCAGTAAACTCTTTAGGCAAATCAAAGTCTACATGGTCGGGAATTGCCTTAATAGCCTCAGAGATAAGTTTTCCAATTTGTTCGTTCATTCTGCTTCTCCTACAAATTCACGTACCCATTCAAATCTGGTGCTGGCAGGCACCCATCTGAACTGGCTCTTTCTGCGTTCAGATTGTTGCCAGTCCATGCATATCATCACCCAGTCGGGCTCAGTACTGAAGGCCACAGTTTCAGCAACCCGCACGACTTCTACAAATCGTCCGTCTGTTGTTTTTGCTACCATAACCATCATGTAGTGCTCCTTACTCTTTCTTGCCAATACGCTCGGCCAGTTTCATTTTAACAATGTGCAGTTCGTTGATGGCAGTGTTGCTGCCATGTTTGGCAATAGACTCTTCCCAGAACTTAATCAACTGCTCCAGTTCTTTTGTTGACTTGGAAGCATAGTGTGCGTCTTTGTCAAATTTGGGTGAATTGTACGCCATGTTGTGCTCCTTGCTGCTATGTATGTATTATAGCATTTCGGGCAATAAAGGTCAACCTAGGATTTTCTCGTGGCTTCAAACGAGCAATAGCCCACAGTAGCTGGTCGCCGCTGGGCCTGGATTTTGGCCCGTTCACAAGCGGCCTGACCAGCGTAGATGGCACTGCTAAATTGGGCAGGCTGTTCCCCTTGTGCCATGATGGTTATGACCAACAGCACCCACATGATTATCAATGCCACTGGCCTTGTAGGCAATGCAAGAACTCATGGCCCACTGTTCGCATGTCTACTTTTTCCGGCAGGATTATGTAGCAGCGATCGGGCCAGTTCCAGGAGCAGGCCAGGGCACCACCCGGAAAACCGTTGAACCCAAACTCACGACTTTGTGCATTGCATGCCTCCAGTAGTTTGGCTGCAGGAACGTATCGCACAGTGACCACGGTCTTTTCTGTTTGATTCTTGCTCATGTCAAATATTCTGCTGCCGGAATTGTTAAAATCCCAGGTCTGGGCCGGTACACCCACACACAGTAAACCACACATCAATAACGCAAGGGCTTTTTTCATTGTTCAACTCCAAAATGTTCTAGAATACGATCCATGTCATCATTGTGATTGCATTGCAACGCACATTCCCGCACAATCAGTTCGGCAAACTTTTCCAAACCAATCAAGGGGTCAACCATCATGCCAGTTTCTTTGTCCAACACACATAACCATTTTTGGTTTTCGATACGGGCAATACCAGCATCCAGTCTGAGTTCATTTAATTTGTTTTTCATTCTTCGGGCTCCTGCATACCAAAGTATTCCACAATGCTGTTATAAACTTCATAATTGCCGTCAGCCTTGAGCGCACCTATGTCAGCACATTTCTGCACAATCAGTTCGGCGAACTTTTCTTGAACAATCTCAGCGTAATCTGAGCCGTCATAATCAAACACTTCATCGGCTAATTCACGAGCCTGGTCCAATAGTTTCATAAATTGTTCGTTCATAGTGATTTCCAATACATTCCCCAAGAAGAATACCCAGGAGGCAAAGGACCATATTCCTCGTTACGCATCTGTTCACGGGCTTGATAAAAACTTTCGTTGTTTGTTTCTTTCATACGTTTTTTAACCTTTTTAATTGAAGGTTCTTTGCCCTGCTTTTTAAGTTCTTTAATTCGTTCGTTCATTCATGGCTCCTTGTTGCTGTGTATGTGTGTATTATAGCATTTCGGGCAATAATGGTCAACCCGATCAGCACCCACGAACATCGCTGTTCAAGTTGGGTCGATGCTCACGTATGAGTTCGCGCTCTAGAGCGTGAGCAGCACTCTTGCCGCGCACCACGTCCACAATCACCACTGTGAAACTGTCTGCACCGCGCTCGCGCATGCACTCATACAGTGCCCAACTCTTGTCTTCAGTTCTGCTGCGATAAACGTGCTTGTTGAAACGAGTCTGCACACTTCGGTTCACTGTGCTGGCAGTCTTGGCAGTGACGCCAATGTAGAAATCAGCACCAGATTGCAGCATGTATATTGCATGCATACGATCTGTTCGCTTTTTACGGGTGATGTTTTTTGCTTCCATGCGTGTATTATAGCATTTCGGGCAATAATGGTCAACCGAATTATTTCACCCCAAAATGCCTTGAAATCTTGTTGAAAAGCTCAAAGTTGCCAGTGGCTTGTCCATCAACTAGTGCAATTTCGGCACATTCAGCCACAATCAGGTTAGCGAACTTTTCTGGATCCAATTCACCACACACATAATCTCCACCATTTTCAATTATGATAGCCTGGTCGTAAAGTTCTGCGATTCGTTCGTTCATCTCCGGCTCCTTTTTGCGTATGCCCATATTATAGCATTTTGGGCAATAAAGGTCAACCGCTAGGTGCGTTCCAGATACCGCATGAATCTGTTCAAATCCCCATACATGGTCAGCATTAACGCCTGCTCGCTGCCAAACAAGGTGATCTGCGGTTTCTTTCCTGTCCTGAGATAATAAGGGCAATCTAGCTTTCGATCCATCAGCAGCAGATGTCGTGGCAGCAGAGCCATGCTCACTGGAATATCAAACACATACGCCGCAATATCAATTGTGGCAATGGCCTGATAACCTGCTGTGGTTAATCGCATACCGCCCCTGTCGCGAGAATCCATCCACCAGGCGGCAAATGCTTCGTCAAACGCAGGGCAATCGTCTGTCGGCAAGCCTTGTAAGATTTGTTGGGTGAGTTGGGATTTATCGAGCATCGGGGTATATCTTGTCCCCTTGCTTGAGTAGCACTACTGAAAACTTGTCAGTGCGAAATTGCACATTCAATTTTCGTGCAAGATTGATTGCGTGTCCCGGGTTCGAAAACGAGACCTTTTTGTACTTGGGTCCAGGATACTGAGTCAGCAGATTAGAAGTCTTTAGGTTGATGGGCAAGTTGTCAAAAAACACCGCCCAGATACCTTCGCTGGCCAACACTTGCTCAGATTTGTAAGTTTGTTTGTTGGTGTTTTCTATCAACACCTTTGGCTTTGGGCGACTCATGCAGTAATACTCCTACATTTATTTATCAGAAATGTATGTAGTTTAAAAGTCTTTGCCCGAGAGTTCCACGTTGACGATCTGTGAATTGTTTGTGTCCAGCAGTCGGCGTTGCAGTTCAGTGACTGCCAACAACATTTTGGTTATGTCACTGTGCAGATCCTTGGCATCTCGCAGGCTCATGACAAAGTCCTTTTGCCCGCGAGATTCGTGTGCTTTTACTGAATCAACAAATCGATTTATATGTATGCTCATTAAGAGAACTTGTTGAATGCGCCTTTTCGCTCTAGGAATGATTTCAAGTTAGGTGCGACCCAGCCCACTGGCTTCAACACCTTGCCATCTTCACGCTTGCGCACCTTGCCATCTTCACCAATCTTGGCAAAGTTTGTGGCCATGACTTCTTTCCAGGCACCTTCACCGTCTGCACCCATGGAGTGAATGGCACCAATGGTCACAACCAAGATATCAATCAAGGCGTCCAGTGTTTCCACTGCATCATCTGTGTCGCATGCCTGCGCTAGTTCCTTGCATTCTTCTTCGATCAAATTTCTATACAACATGAACTGTGCCATGTTGTGTTGTGCGACCGTTTGGTCGCAGGCCTTCATGAATTTTTCCTGATCACGGAAGAGGTTTGACATTGGCTTCTTCTTTGGTGTAAAATGGACCTTGGTATTGATAACGCTGCAAGGTAATAAGTTTGGGACTCTGCTCAATAGTCCATGTTCTGCGTTGTTTGACCTGATACCAGCCAGCAGCATACCAGGATCTGGATTTTTTATTCTTGGTGTACAGGGGCAACTTGTGCTGCACATCCCAGATGGGATTGTACACTCGTGAACCGGATGGATAACCCTGCACCTGATAACTGGCAGGTTCCTTTGACGGTCGATTTCCTACCGCAGCAAATTCAATATCGCCTTGTTTACGGATCATGGCCATGGTCTTGAATGGCGTAATCTTGTTGTTGATCTTGACTGCAAAGCCATCATCAGTGGCTTCAATGTTGCCGACCTTGCGATCGTCCTGTTTCAAAATCCAGAACTGATCTTTGACTATGGGTTTAGCTACTATGTTCATTCAATACTCCTTTGTAGGTTTCATTCAACCAGCGTCCAAAGCTGTCTGCTGAGTCGCTGCACTTGACCAATTCATACTTGCCACAGAATCTCAAAAAGTGACTGCCCACTTGTCCCACATCCTTGTGACTCACTTGAGCACGTATGGCAGCATCCACCAGATCCTTGATCTCTTGTGGCTGTGCTGTGAGATCAATTAGGGCACGGTTGCGTTCATAATCATCCAAGACTCTGTGTTCCTCACCATTGTGGTCAATCCAACGTTGCAACATGAGATTGTTCCAGGCATAGCCTTTTTTGCCCATGTCGCCAAATGCTTCTTCCAGTCCAACCTTGTTCTTGGTGCCCTTGGTCCGCACACCAGGATATGCTGAGAACACATTGTCACTGGTATCGCCACGCATGCACTTTTCAAACAACAACCAGGCAGGATCAGGCACAGTCTTGGGCAGCTTGGTCTTTTTGTCCTTGATCAGTTGACCCTTGACATCAAAGATTCCATCTAGTGTGATCAGCTCATCAGTGATACCGTTATACTGTTTGACATTGGGTGCGATCAGCTGCACAAAATCTGTGTCTGAGCTGACAACTATGTGTTCGTCTTGGGGGTGTAGGGCTATCCATCGTGCAATGATGTCATCCGCTTCGGCCTGGGGCTCACGAATCACACTGCAATTGGTCTTGTTGCTGAGATATTTAGTCAGCTCATCATAGGTTTCCCAGAACAGCTTGTCTTCTTCGGCCTGTTCATCATTCATGGCCGCACGAGCCACAGCACGATTGGCCTTGTAGGGCTTGTAGTGATCTTTGCGCCAGCTGCGACCTTCGAGACAGAAAATCACATGATCTGCTTGGAATCGCCGCACAACCTTGTTGGCACTCATCAAGGTTAGATATAGTGCAAAGCCTAGTTTGGTCCAGGAGTCCGCAGCACGGTGTGCCTGATGCCGTGCTCGAAAGAACATGTTGCTTGTGTCAATAAGAAGGTATTTCATTAGGACTCAGTAGTTGGTTATCTTTAATGTATTGTAACACATGTTCCGCCCAAAAGCAATGGGCATCTTGCCCAAAATGCCAACTATCTGCACTTACTGTGCAAAATCCTCGACGTCTGAGTACCGAGTCATAGGTTTGATCAGCACTGTACGGACTCATGTAAGTGGCTTTCCAGTCCTGTTGCTGTGTGATATTGCCAAAATGACTGTTACCGTTGAACATCAAATGCCGTACACCTTGCTGTTCAAGTTCACAATGAAATTGCCAAATGTCTTCGTGTGCCTGTTTACTGCACTTGGCCCAGTCTATGTCAGTCACAAATTGTCGATATTGATCTTGTAATTGTTCAGGCACTTGATCTATACCGCTGGCGTTGACCTGCCACCAGGTGTGGTCATGCCACCATTCTTCGCGTTCCCAGGTGCTCCATTGAATCAGCACAAACAGGTCTGATACGTCTTGTTTGTTTTGTTTGATCCAGTCTCGGGTGGTTCGCATGATGCGTGAGTTGGATCCACCTGCTTGTGCATCAAGATACAGTATTGCCCGTAACCAATTGGCCAATTCGCAGCCAAAGCTCGCACGTTCGTTGTCAGGATGCGGCTGTTGCCCTAGACCCCAGTACATGCTGTCATCCTGTGCCCAGGCATGTGGGACTGCTGCTTCAGCGGCAGCAGCATGGCTGTCACCGTTGACGTAGAGAATCATTGATTACATTTTTTAATAGATAATCAGCAAACATTTTATGACCATCTTCATAGAGATGATATGTTGGTGTAGTGTTGAGATGGTTGTCCTTTGCCCATTTACCTATGTTAAATTCGTGTAGATTTACAATGTTTGAATCTTGACTAAGTCTTTGAAACATCTGCAAATTTTTTAAACTATTCCAATTTAAATTTCTATAATCTGTATTGTTGGCTGCTGAAAAAATATAGTATGGAAGATCCATAGACTTCAAAGTCTGAACAAACATAAACAACTTGGTATAAAAATGTGTTACCTGTTTGTTGATATTCTGATCAATAATTGCATGCATAGTCGATTCATCAACCTTATCCATCCAGTTTGATGTAATCAATTGAGATCCAGGATAATCTTTTATTCTGACTGAATACTTTGCTATGTCCTCAACCCAAATTTCTTCTCTAGTTATAAAACTAAATCCAATAATTATCAACGGGCGTTGATTTTGTTTTAAATTTGCACAGTATTCAAGGGCTGTTCGAAATATGCGATCGTTGCAAGATCCTGCCACTGCGTGATTTATTACAGGAATATCTATTATGTTAGCAATAAAACTGCTGTACGAAATTTGTCCTATAGGTTCTGCAGAATAACTATCACCATTGATATAGACTTCTGTGATCATCACTCAACTCACTTCTGAGCGACCGTCACCAATACTGGTACTGCGTACCCACACGCCTGATTTGTTTATGGCTTCTTCCTGTTCCCAGGTTTCCATCACAACATGTCTACACACATTCTGGAACCAACGATCCACAATCTCAGCGTCGGTATCGTCCTTCTTGATCATGTAGCCGGCTTTGACCAGTCGTGCCACAAAGATTTCATTCCAGTCCAGTTCAAACGCACCCTGATGCAGATTGTCAAGATCCACGTCTAGACTCAAGATGTTCACATATGGCTCATTGCTTTCGGTTGCCAGTTGTTTAGCACTCTTGACCGGTGCCTTGGGTTTGGGTGGAGCGGGTGCCACCGGTGCCTCAGCTGCCTTTTTTGGCTTGAAAAATTTATCAAACAGTCCCATATCAATCCTCTTTTATTTCCATCCAAGTATGATCGCCCATGTATTTTACCTGTGCCACATACTCGTAATCTTCCGGAGCACCACTGCTCCAATTTGTTGGACCATTGGGTACCAACAACATTTTCTCTAATCTCTTTTCCCACACCAACCAGTAACTCTTACCCATGACCAATTTGAACTGAAACTCTGCGCCATGCACTGCATCTGTTATTTCCAGTCTGCGTTTGATCTGCTGTGCCTGTTCTTCCAGCACACGAACCAGGGTCATTATACGATCATATTCTTGCTGGGCATACATCCTGGCATGATTGATCATTAGATCTTTTTGTTCAGTAACTGGAACAAGATCAAATTTAGGACCTCCAGCTTCGGTAGCATAAGGAGTAACATTCCTGTTAAGGAATGGAATGATTGCTCCTGTACTAGTACTATCGTAGCTTTCGCGTCCTTTTAGTATATTTGGTTTGTCAGTCACTCTCTCAAGTGCCCCACTTTATTTTTAACCAAATTCTTTCGTGTATGTAATAATCAACACTTAACAGAATATGTAATACTGTAGCAAATCCGGTAGCACTACCAAGGTCTCCAGTAAACAAGTATGTCCATAAGATAGTGAATATCCAGGCTGTCAGCCGATAGGTAATCATCCTAACCACTGTTCGTTTTTTAGTTTCCAATCAAGTGCCCCATTCGTTCTTGAACAAAGGTACCTGCAGCCGATCACTATAACGCAAACCATTCTTCATGGCAAAGTTTGCCACAGCACGGTTGTTCAAAGCATACACACTTTCTACACCACCAATGGGCATTAGATAAACATGTCCGGTAAATCCGGCTGCACGATAGATGTCAACGGTTTCCAGGGCTTCTTCAGCATCTTGCTCTGTGGCAATTACCAGTTTGAGATATGTGTTGCCAACGTCTTGGTACTCGCACACAATCTCTGGCTGAATAGCTTCATGTCTTGATTCACCAGAGCAACTGAGTTTGGCACTGACACTAAATGTAATTTCTCTACAAAAATCTTTATCATGATGATGTGCCCAAGTATGTAGATACGCAGCAAATTCTGGAGTTAGCTTTTGAGTGCCATTGGTCTCAAATGTGATCTCTTTGAGTTTATTCATGCTAGCATGTGACAGCAAGTCAGGATAAGCACGTTGCCACCCCAACAAGGGCTCACCGCCTGTGATAACCAGATGCTCATCTTCCCAACGCTTTTGCGGAAGTATTTCCATAATGCGATTTACAATAGCATTGCTTTCAAGCATTGGACTTAGATCTTTGAATCGCGGATCCCAGCTGGCGTAGCTGTCACAGCCTGTGCTGACAAGTGGAAGCTCAGTGTAATCTTTGAATTCTGTGATACGTGCAGCAATTGCTTCAACCTCTTGACTTGCTTTGCCTGTCGGCATTCCAAAGCCGGAACACTTAAAGTTGCATCCAAATGTTCTCAAGAACACACTGGGCACCCCCATGTAGCGTCCTTCACCTTGTATGCTGTAAAACAGCTCTGCTATTTTTAATTTGCTCATATTTTCCGTGCTTTAATCAACAAATGCCATCCCAGGTATTCTTTGACTGCTGCTCGCATGTCTTCGGGCATGGCAGCAAACCAGGGTTCTAGTTCGTACTCGCCTTGGCGGTAATTGGGTACATTATACATGAAACAATGATCTTGTCTAATCCTTAGGACCTCAAATTGTCCTTGTAGTAGATCGTAAATTTCTTCTCGGCTGTAGGCCTTGGCATACGGACAATCGGATTGTGCTTCAAATTGGTCCAGACCCTTCTGGATCATGGCATACTTCCAGGAATTCTTTGCATACACCAGCATACGGAATTCACCCATGGGCCTCAATGCATTATGAATGTTGTCTAGACACGCAGTCATGTCTGGATAGTGATGCAATACACCACATGAGTACACCAGATCAAACTGTCCTAGACTGGACACTGCTGCACCATCGGCAGCATCCATCACATGGAACTCTCCAGCTAGCCCGAACAGGTCGAATCGTTGGCGGCTCATGGCCACAGATTCTGCAGAAAGATCAATGCCCACATAGTCAGCACCGTGCCGTGCAAATTCCACAGCGTCAGATCCAATACCAGATCCTATTTCCAACACACGTTTGCCACGCCATGAGTGAAAACCCGCAAAGTCACGCAGATGTGGTTCTACAAAAAATCTACGCTCAGTAACTTCATTCCAGTACTGTTCTGTGCCAGGCACACCCAAACTGTGCTTGATGTTGCAGGGCTGTGCATTCCAGTACTGTTTGATTTTGTCTATTAGTTCAGTGGTCAAGTTCGTGTATCTTCCATTGTTTCATTAGGCCTTTTTTGTCCAGGGCTGCCATTTTTTCCCAGATATCTATTTTGTTCTCTAGGCCTAACTTAAAGTGGGTTAGATCGTAGCCGAGTGGTGCTAGATAGTTGCCAATCATCATGGCTTCTTGCATACGACGTTTACGCCAGGTAACATGATTGAAGTCTCTGGGGTTGTTGGGATTGCCCTCCAGCATGGGACGATTCTTAAAAACGTCATCACCATTCTTGCCAGTTAGATCATAGCGTTGATGCTCAATCATTACAGGTATAGTGACCACAATATCCAACATCCATCCAATCTGACTGGTCCATGCATCATTGATTTGATGCGGAGAAAGGTGTCCAGTAATTTCTACCCACTTGCGCGGCAGGATGGGAAATATAGCATATGGATGCTCATGATTGGTTTCTGCTCTGAGCAATGCAAACTGATCATTGTGAGAGCGTATGACGTCATCCCAACCAGTTGTGGTCATTACAGCATCATCGTTCCAGAAGAACATCCAGGCACCTTGACTATTTTCAGCCAGCTTGTTGAGATATTCGTTGAGTCTGATATAGCCCAGGCGTTTGAATTGCATGGCAGTATATGTGACTTTTTTGCTGTCCAGATACGGAGCAATCACATCAACAAAATATTCAATGGTGTCTGTGTCGTCATTGTCAAACGCAATCAATACTTCAATTCGTTCTGGTGCCGATGCTGTGTCAATTAGAGTGCGTAGACAATCCTCCATGGGGCCCGGCCGTTCGCGGACCGGCAACAGTACACTGATATCTATGTTGGGGTTTTGTTCAAGTAAACTCATGTTGTTACATATGTGATAGTGGTTTTTCCAAAGTTGCGTTTTCGACCAAAGTACATGTTCTCTAAAAATCGATCCTCGCTCATGGCAGGTGATTCTGTGGTGGCAAATTGATAAACAGTGGCATTTGTTAGTTCGGTATTGTCCAAAATATATCCCAGGAAGTCATAGTCAAATGCCTGTGTGATTGGCAGAGATTTTAGATCTCTGTAGTCAATCACATAGTTTCTTTGAAACTGCAACAGTTGACGTTTCACTTGTGAGTCTATATTATAGTGGTTGTCCAGGAATTTGTCAAGCGATTCAAACACATAGTTGATCATTTTGTCTTTGACCATGTACAAGGTAGTGCGGTGCATGAGGTTCCAGCCAAACACTTCGATGTTGCCAATTCTGGGATGATCAATACGACCCTTGGTCATCCAGTTCTCAAAGTAACTGCGTGTCTCAATAAATTGCAACTGGAACCAAGGATCTTTTTGTACCCATGCATACAGGTCTTCGTAGAATTTACTGTAATCAATATTTTGATGCTTGGCCAGATATCTAGCAATGTAGGTCGAAAGTCCATTGATGTGAAAAGTTTGTATAAAACTTGACCATACTAGAGTATCCAACATGGTTTCTCGCGGTATGGTCTTGGTGCTTACTACCACATCAATGCTTTCATTAAGATCAACATCACCGTAGCTGCCACTCATGTAATCATACACCGGCACCGATTCCAACTTGTATAATTTCTTCTGCAACAGGTTCATCTCAGCATTTTCCAACAGCTGACATTGCAGGATGTTGATACCACCGTGATTGCCTGCTCGGAAGATCTTCCAGAAAGCTTCTTTCCAGGATTCCACAGTCTCGCCAGGCAAGCCCAGAATCAGTTCTGTGTACACAGGAATATTGTTTTTGTCACACAAGGCAAAGATCTCGTCAATCTTGTGTTGATCAAGATTTCTACGTTTGATATTCTCTAGTACGTCATTGTCCATGCTCTGTACACTGACTGTGAGACCTTGGCCGAAGTTAGGCGATTCATCAATTAGTTTTTTCACAATGTCCACAACTTCGTTCTTTTGATTCTTGGCCCAGGTCATGGAGAAACTTTCCAGTTTGCCCCAACGCTTCTGAACTTCAATCAGTTTGTCCACAATCATGTTGTCACGTTCTACAAACATGCCAAAGTTGGCATCAGTGATTGTGACAAATCCGCAGTGTTCGCCAATCCAGTCCAGTTCGTCATACACACGTTCGAGTTCAAACTTCTTGACCTTGTTGTAGGTAAGACTGCCCCAGTCGCAGAATGTGCATTGATACGGGCAGCCGCGATTTGTTTCCAGAGTGGCATTCCAGATAACATCAGGATTGTCGGCCATCATGCGATCAAATATGCCGGTTAGATATGGACTAGGAACTTCGTCTAGATCGTTGATACGTTTTGGATCTCCAGTGTCGACCAAGCCAGCAGGAGAGTTGATCAAGAGCCCAGGAATATGTGTGTAATCAGAGCCGTGATCTTCTAGAATGTGACGAAAGGTCATCTCGCCTTCCATCTTGATCACCAGATCCATGAACGGCTCTTTTGCAAACAAGTCAGGATCTTCAATAGCAGGCTCGGGTCCGCCGAACACAATCAAACACGTGGGATTAAGGGCTTTGACTCTTTGTGCCAACCGATAGTTGTATCTGTGATTCCATACATAGGTTGAAAAAGCAACCACATCACTGGTGCTGAGTTTTGCTGCCAGAGCCTCAATTGGCTCTCTGCGCCATACCAAGTGATCTAACTCCCAGGCTGCACTGACTTTTTCGCTGCCCAGTGCATAACTCAGGATTACACCAGCTGAATAAGGCAAGTAGTAGGCATTGAACTCCTTGGGGCCTTGCTGGAAGTTGGGTTGAACAAAGCTGATTTTCTTTTTTGTCATGTGGTATTTACTCTTCGTGCTGTGGCATCAACTTGATTGTTGATGTCGTTGGCTCGCATTTTGACCCAGGGATCCTGCCGGCCTTCCCAGGCATCAACAAAAAATGTCAGGTCCAGACCGTGATCTTGCATCCAGGTGGCCAGAGCAGCAGTGTCATGCCCACGCAATTTGATCATGTCAGGATGATTTAGATCCCCAGCCTGGCCAGGATCACCTTCCATCACACGACGTTGTTGATAGGTTGCATCATTGTTGATTCCAGTTATATCGTAACGATTGTGATCACAATACACTTCAATGCGTTCAAATATGTCTAGATAATAAGCAATCTGACTCACATACGCATCATTGCTGCTGTGTTGACTGATGTGTCCTAGAATTTCAAACCACTTTCTTGGCAGGATAGGAAAAATGCTGTAAGGATGTTCATTGTGAGTGTGTACACTCAACAGTCGAAACTCACCAGTACGCTCGCGTATGCGTGAGTCCCATCCAGTGGAGATCATTACAGCATCGTCGTTCCAGAAAAACAACCAGGCACCTTGACTATTTTCCGCCAGGCCATTTACATATCGATGTAGATTGTTGTAGCCGTAGGGTTCAAAAACAACTATCTTGTGATTGATTTTGTGAGCTTCAATCCAGGGAAGTACATTGTGCAGCATGTTCTCCATGCCCACGACATCGTCGTTGTCAACACCAAACAAGATTTCGATAGTGTCAAAATCTTCCGCAAGACTGCGTAGGCTTTCAATGCTGCTCATGAGAGCATCCGACCGCCCTCTAGTGGGCAGCAGGATACTGATATCAACTGGTTGAGTCAATGCAATCTCAGTTGCCGGAGTTTGCAGCATCCAAGTGCAGTACTCGTTTTTGCAAGAAACTCAACAACACGCCGTATGCTGGCAAGATAACTGCAAGACTCACTGCGATCTTGGTAATAATATGATTGGTAGCAACAATGTGCCAGTTAGCAGCCATGAACTCATTGGCACCACCAGCAAACGCCACACCAAAGAATGTGTAAGTATCAATGATGGTTGACACAATCGAACTCAACAACGGAGCAATGTACCACTGGGTATAGCGTTCACGAAAATACTGAAACACATACACATCCAACATTGTGGCAATAAAGTATGCACAACCTGATCCCAGACCAATACGGACTGCAACTGAATCAGGTGCGCCTCCTAGAGATACCACAGCCATGCTAACCAGGATAGCAGGAATAAATGCCAGGGCAATTACTGCTCGACCCATCTCTTTGCCCAGCATGCGAACAGTCAAATCCGTTGCCACTACCACTAAGGGGAATGTAAACGCTGCCCAGGCCAGAGGATGACCAAAAACGTTGAATGTGAACTGAACGATATAATTGCTAAAAGCAATAATAAAAATATGGAAGGCCATAATTTTATACGCCAGCTTGCGATCTAAATTTCCAAATAATTTGTCTAACATAGTGTTTCCTTTAAAATAAGTCTTCATTGTCTTCACGACGGCCTTGACGCCCCGCCATGTTTGAATCGGTTTCACGTACCTCTACTTTGGTACACCAAACACGAGCCGCCTCTTCAGTGCCACAGTTGGGCAAGAAAATACCATTTACATACTTGTACAAAAAGTCAGCAATGCCTTCGCAGCCAGTGCGTTCAACTTCAGTAATCTTGGCCAATTTGAGTCTGCCCAGTTCCAACAAGTGTTCACGCATGGGATCATCTTGTGCCACCAGCAAGGTGTGGTCAAACCATTCTTCGAGACTGGCCTTGAGAGGCTTTAGACCGCCAAAGTCTGTGACCCAATTACGGGCATCTAATGTGTCTGCTTCGAATTCAAAGTGAAAGCTCATGGCATAACCATGAATCAAATTGCAGTGGCTATCTGCACGCCACTGACGATAAGCAACAGGTCCAATTTGCTTGTATGTTTTTGTACTAAAGAATTTTTGTGCCATGATTTCTCCTATGTGTATTATAGCATAGGCAGCAGAGTTTGTATAGCGGGAATGATGCCAGAAAGGCCGCTGTTAGATCAGTACTTATGCTGGCAATTGATAGCCGCCAGAATGATAGTTGGCTTGGCCATGGATCACTGCCCGCACTCCGCCCACAGGATCAGCACAGTCGCCGGTGCGTCTAGGAATCAAATGCACATGTGGATACATTACTGTTTGTCCAGCAGCAGCACCAGAGTTCATGCCCACGTTGAATGCATCGCATTCTCCGGCTGCAACCATTCGGTTGCCTTCGGCCAGTGCAGATTCAAAACAGTCTCGGATCACTGCTGGTGTATTGATTCTAGGCACAAACAACAAGTGACCGTGGGTGACTGGAAAGAGATCACGAAACACCGCCACGCGAACGCTACTCAGTTCCGCTGCCACTTGACTCCAGGGTGCAGAACCCATTCGGGCAGCATGCCCTAGTGTGTCATACTGAGTCATGCCACCTCCACCACGTGATATCGACTGTAGGGATAGTTGGCCTGCAACCACTCAATCATGCCCGGTTCCCAGGGCAAAAACACAGTGCGAGCTTGGTTGGAAATGTACTGTTTCATCGTGGTGCAAATTCCTGTTGCAGTTTGATGTTGTCAAAGAACTCTTTCTTGGTGCTTTGGTCAGTGTTGAATGCACCTTTGAGTACTGTGGTCTGTGTAAGACTGCTATGTGCCATGATGCCGCGATTCTCACAGCAGCCATGAATGGCCTGTATGTACACAGCTACATCGTCGGTGTCAGTAGCCTTCATTATTTCTCTGGCGATGTCGTTGCAAAGTTCTTCCTGGAGAGTCCCGCGACGAGCACACCACTGAGCAATACGAGTGTACTTGCTAAGACCAATAAGTTTTTGTGCGGCGATGATGCCAATGTAAGCGACCCCACTAACGGGCTGATGATGATGACTGCACATAGAGCGCAACTCGCTACGTACCACCAACATACCTTCGTAACGGTCTGCTGAATCATTTGGAAATGCTGTTGCGTCGGGAGCTTGTTCATATCTTCCTGCCATAATTTCGTTGTAGTACATCTTGGCCAAGCGTCTTGCTGTGCCTTGGCTATTGGGATCGTTTTCTCGATCAATTAGTAGACTGTCTAGCACACCTTCGAATGCCACAGTGGCTTCGTTGACCAAGATTTCTTTGTCGTCTTCTTCAAGATAATCTGCAATATTATCGCCGGCCCAGAATCTTTTGCCGTCGTTGTTCATTCGATCGCGAATCACTTGCGATAAATTTTTACTTGTGTCCATTTTTTATTCTCCGATGATAGCGCAGTGGATTGCGTTTGTTAAGTATACACTATTTAGGTCGTAGTGTCAAGATGTAATAGTAATTTCTCTGCAATCAGGATAAACTACCAGAGGCATGTTGGGTGGTGTCTGCTCAAATCCTTGTAGTACAGTCAGAGCCTGTACAGCTTCTTCTATGGTGGGTTTATAGTGATAACCAACTCGAAATGTTCTTTGTGCAGGCCAGGGTGCGATAGAGAGATCGCGACCGTCGTAGCGTTGCTGAATCATGGTCTGATATGCATCACGATCGTCCAACAAGATAGCGCCACCACGACCCACGCTCAAGGGCTTGCCGTGCCCAAAGCTCACACACTGCATCTGTCCTTTGCGATACATGTTGCGTTCCATGTGTCTAGCACTGTCCCAGATCCTGGTGTTGTGAAACTGATACTCAGTGGTCCAACGCTGCCATTCATGATCTAGGTAAGAGTATTCAATGCCCAGCTTGTGCATCAGCATGGGAATACTTAGATAGGTGTAGGGCGTGAACGTGACCGTCTTTGTTTGGTCATGCCTCAAGCAAAGCTCAATGGCATGTGTGCAACAATCAGTCATGATCGCATAAGGAGCACCGGTGTATTCAGCCAGTGCAGTTTCAAACTCAAGTATCTTGCAGAACATGTTATCGATTGTACCATGCCCATGCATGCGATATCATGTCATGTAGATCATGCCGTCGCCATGCACCACCAGAGATCTCATCAATCTTGGCTGCACTAGCAGTCAGTACAGGAGGATCGCCTGGTCTAGCTGGACCAATGGTCATGACCACAGCATGTCCAGTGACTTGTTGTGCTTGTGTGATAATTTCTTGATTGCTAACACCTGTGCTGGTGCCTAGATTGTACACACCTGGTTCCAGTTGAGGGTCCAGAGCCAGTCTGTGCGCCCGTGCAATGTCTTCCACATGCACATAGTCCCGAACGCAGGTGCCATCTGGTGTGGCATAGTCAATGCCATTGAGTGTGAACTCTTGCCCCTGCATGATACTTTCTAGCACTCGAGCAATGATGTGTGTGGCTCCGGGTTCTTGTCCGTGGCGACCTTGACTGTCTGCGCCGCAGGCATTGAAGTAACGAAATGCCACATAGTCCAGTCCATACGCACGATGATAACTCGCCAAGATCTGCTCTACCATCAGCTTGCTTTCACCATAGGGACTGATGGGTTCTTTGGGATCAACTTCGTGACACGGAGTCATAACAGGTTCACCATACACTGCTGCACTTGAACTAAAGATAAATCTGGCTCGGGGTATAGCAGCCATAACAATGTTCAACAGATTAAGAGTCTTGACCACATTGTTGTGGTAGTATTCAGACGGGCGCAGAATACTGGGACCAACCAAGCTGGTGCCTGCACAGTGTATGACGGCTGTGGGTTGTACAGAAATCAATTTACGATAAGATTCATCGCTGTCAAAGTCTGCTTGCACAAAGTCCATGACATCTTGAAGATGATGCGGCAGAGGTCTGCGATCAATGCCAACCACTGTGTGTCCTGCGTCTTTCAACAGCAGTGCAATTTCGCCGCCAATGTAACCTGCGGCACCTGTAACTACAATGGTGCTCATGATTGAGCCTGTTGTAGTCGATATTTGGCTGTGGCAGCATGATCGCGATATCGATTGCCATCTCTGGCCCAGATGTCGCCTTTGCCTTCGATGATATCAATCACACGATCCACTGTGCCATCTGTCCAGTCACTGATCCGGCCCATGTTCTTGTGTGGCACTAACAATAACTTTTCCAGTTTGTTTAGAGCATCTTCTATGCTCCAGGGCACATACAGTCTTTCGTGATCGTTGGCAAACGTTTCAGGAAAACTTCTATACGCGGGATACAGCACATTGGCGCCTAGTGCGTCTGCTTCACTCACTGTGTTTGATACCCAGTCTTGCAGCGCACAGTTGAACACCACACGGCTGTCATTGACAATGTTGTAGTATTCATTCTTGCCTAGATCTTGGTGAATAGTCAGTTTACCTGCTGCTTCTAGTTCATGGGTTCTGGCCATGTAGGAGTCATTGTTGGACTTTAACACACCGCCTGAGCAGATGCAAAACTCCACAGCAGTCAAGGGATGACGGCGATGATATGCTTCAATTAGATCCATGTAGAAATCCGGTTGCTTCTCCTGATCCCATCTTGCAGAAAATACCACACGATGACGGCGTTGGGCAAACGGAAGAATACCGGCTGCTCCGCCCACACGTTCTTGTACTTCTTCTTTGCCAAACGCCAGACCTGAGATGTTGTAGATAGGAGCCGTCCAGCCTGCAACACGCATGTGGGCAACCATCTCTTCGTTGGTGGCAAGTACTCCGGTTACAAACTCATTAACCATTTGCTCATAAAGTCCCATCCATTTAGCCATACCCCACACGTGAACAAAATCATCAGGGTCGATAGACTGAGCGAGACAACGCACGTAAATGCGAGGCCGCAGCTCAGCAGGTACCTGGTCCAGTATGTACGGAAGTGATTCGATACCTGGCTGAAACATGTCTTCAAAATAGATAACGTCTTCATGTGTGACCTCACCATTCTTCATGAGTTGCACCAAGTTCATCATCTGGCTCATACCAAAGTAACTGCGCCCGTGTGCGTCCAGAACTTGGCCAACACTGATGGCTTGTGTGTTATCTATAGTTATGCCAGGCACATAAACAACATCTAGTCCACGACGATCAAACACACGCCGATTCCATTCTGTTAGTTGTAGAGTGTAACGGGCTTTGTAACTTTCAAGTCCCATGTAGTATAGTTTTCTCATAAAATATGCCTTTGTTTATTTAAAATTTGGACCGTTCACCCAACCTACCAAACTGTATCGTATGCCTTGAGTCACCGGAGTAACATCGTGAACCATCCAGGTTGGGAAGAAAATTATTTTTCCTCTAGTTCTTGGTGCAATCTCTGGTTGAGTTTTGATGTAGTGGAATCTTAGATCCCCACCAGTGTACTCGTTGTCGTCTGATAATTGAATACTAAAACTCAACTTCCTGTTAGGAAACGGTCGTCCAAGATCCATGTGTTTTTGATAATTGCTGTTATTTTTTCCATCGTACACTGTGAATTGTAACGCAGTCAGGTGGGTCAAGTCAAATTGAAAATACTCGTTATTGACTTTTTTAATAGCATCGGTTAAAGTAGCGTACACCCAGTCAAAATCTGATTCTGTCTCGTCAGACTTTAACCATGCAATATCACAAACACGATAATCCGAAATTGAACCGCTCACAGTACCGGATGTTTTTTTTACCCTGTTTCCTTGAATAACAATTTCATCCAGCTCTTGGTCAGTAAAAATATTTTCCAAAGCAACCCAACTGGTGTTATCCTTGGAAATACTAACCAATGGCCATTTGGTCATTTGTTTACTAGTCCTTTTATATACTGATCTTTTATATACTGATCTCTCAAACTCTGTACCTGTTGATCTTGTGCCCAGGTCTCGTTGGGATAAAGTCTACTTTCAACTTGCCCAAATGTTGTGCCGTTGTACTTGGCTGTTGCGATAGCTCGGTCTCTTTCGGCCAACACACGATTTTCAACAACACCTAGTCTTCTATTTAGGTTGGTGACATCATTCACTAATCTTCTCAGCGGACCACGCTCAACAGAAGTCTTGGCTTCAGGTCTTGTTAGTGCAACAATCATCAACAAGCCCCGCAAGGCGTCAATCACTCGCGGGTCTTGACTGGTCAGTGCTTCATCAAACATGTTGATAAAACGATCTAGATCAAAGTCTGCAGAATCTTTTTCTCTTGATCCACTCATGCAGGACGAAATCCAGCCAGTCTACGAGCATCTTCCCACCACATGTTCTTGGCATTCTTGCCCTGGTGCCACTTGTTGAACTGCTGCCATGCATAGCTCTTGAAGTTGTAGAGATCGCTTTCATTGTAGCGATATCCGTATTCCTGACAAAAATCCATATACGCTTCGAGGTCCTCGAAGATCTCAGTTACACGGGGATTGGATTTGAAAGACAATTTGGCCATGATGGCTCCTTTTAGATATTGATAGATTGAACAGGGCGGTGAGTTTCATACTTGACCAGTGCGCCGTTTTCACCATCTTCGGACACTTCGATCCAGATTGCACGATCTGGATATCGGGAGGCAATCTGAGCATAAAGATCATCTGCCATCATTTCGCAACTTTTGTAATCTAGACTCAGAGTGGAATCACGATACAGATTCTCAAGCCACCGTTTGAACTGGATGAACTCGATGTCCCGATCATTATGGAACACATCGACCCACACCCTGAAATGAAAGATGTGGCGGTGAGGACTAGCAAGAAACGATACATCATATTCATCTCCAGTGGCCAAGGCAGGATCTGTGGCAGCAGCTGGATATTTATGGATTCCTTCTTTTTGGAATGTGACCCAAATTTGTCGACGGGCATGCTGCATGATTCTGCTGCGGGTGTCTGCTAGTGATTGTTCTCGTTGATTCATAATGTTTTGTCCTTGGTATATTTAGACCAGTCAGTGAAGTGATCTCGATTTTGTAATTCATGCACACTATGACACCATACTCCGGGATTGGTTGCGTCAAAGTCTCGGTCATCCAGTTTGAGTGTGGCATTGTAGCCCAGTTGCTGAATGTACGGCAACTTGACCGATATCATGGGAATAAAGTTGTGGTGTTCGCACAATCCTGATTCCAGCAGGCCTTCTACACATCGAACATCTATGTCCAGGGTGCATAGATAGTCGCGATCAAGAAAGCCTTGGATCATGTCTTCCCAAGGTTTCCACGCAGCAGCATCATTTATATCTGGATTGGGAAAACTTTGATTAGCACCAAAGTAGATATGACGCCGTCCATTCAAGCGATACGCAATCCATTCCGCCTCTTGAATACCTACCACAAACAATGTGGGCATGCCATATGCTGGTGTGTGTTCTACTTCTGTTCCAGTAAAGAACTTTACTGATTCGTCGTGATCTGGTCTAATCATGTTGCCTGCTCGTTTTCAAGTTGATCTAGTGCTGCTGTACTTAATTGTACTACATCATCTGTGATCATGTCAACCTCTTCCACGTCAAAAAGAGCATTGAACTTTGTGTTAGCATTCACGGTCTTTTTGCCTTTGAAACCACGTGTGCCAATGATGTCCATCCAGTATTTGGAATAGTGTTCAATTATGGCTTCTGACTCGTCTCGATCAGTGGTAGCAAAAATTGCATCCACAATGTCTGCAAATCGTGCATGGTCACCACTTTCATTCCACATCATGTATGGCCATTCGGCACCTGCGTCGAATGTTTGGTTTGCTCGTTGCACCGATTCTAAATGTGTCCACACATTGTGACCCATGAGCAAGGCATAGCTAAAACTATCCCAACTGGTCTTGCCATTCTTACCAATTTTGTTTAGATCTGGTGGCACATGAAAGTGAGTCATGTTGTTGGGATCAAATATTTCACCATTCAATTCTGCATCAGTTTTGCGAACACCCGGTTTGTAAACACAAATATCCTTCATCTGCAACTGACTACTGATAGGGCTTTCGTCAAAGTGGTCCACAAATTTTTCTGCTACCACAGTTGGTCCATATGGGCGTGTGTCTGTGGAATATTTTTTGTCATCCACAATGGGGCTCATTCGATAGCTCCATTTTTCATTGTGTGTTAGATCAATTTCGTGATACACTTGACCGTTTGCAGTGGCCAGGAACGGACTGGCACAATCAAAGCTGATGGTAAAGGTTGGATTCACATATTTCCGTATGGCCCGTTGAATCACAGTGAGCAACACTGCCCACTCCAGTTTGCTTGTGCCCAAAAAGTGCATCCAATCGTGAGTGCCTGATTGCAACAAGTTATCATGCCGTAGTGCTACCAGTCTGCGAAGTATCAGGTGGACGTCACACATGTTCTGCCCGCCCATGGCCCAGCCATCAAAGTGTGTGTCCGGGTATTTCACAGGGTCACAATAGTCCTTCATTTCCTGATACCAAGATTCTGCACTGGTGTGATTGTCGCCTTGCAGCACATTTAAAATCTTTGTTCCGCCGTCGTTCTTTCCTCGACGATTCTTCATAAAGTACTCGTTGTTGTACTTGGTTGCTGCCACAGCTTCAGGCAAGGTCTTGATGCCACATGCGTCGCTGGCTTTCTTGTCATGGATAACCCAGGTGGGAATATCCAGGGTCATTGCATAGTCACTGATACCATCCAGCCATTTGAGAATAGCGTCACGCTTCTTTTGTGCTTTGGCACAACCTGAGTTGGCCTTCCAGTCACCTTCCCACAAGCCCTTGGCAATCTGGAATCCGCCTGAGTCACCCAGCATGAATGTGCCAGGCTCGCGATTGCGAACCATGTCCTCCGACCAGTCCTGCTTGGTCAAATCCAGATTGGCATGACCACCGGAATACAGGCTCCACTTGTAGGGAAACAAGGCTTTAGAACTGTTGAGCCAATTCATTTGTTCCATGTCTGGTATACCGCTGGGCATACGACTGGGAGCAACATAAGGACCGTTTACAGGATCACGCTGTTTACCTATGTATGTTGCATAGAATCCAGAGATAGCCGGAAGGAACACAGCATATTGACTTAGTCCATCAGGACCCAGTTGTTTTTCAGTAAAATTATCTTGAGTCATTGTTTTGTTCTAGCTATTAATTCGTAATCTTTTGCATACGCCTTGATCACACGTTGCGCAAGATCGGGTCGTTGCTGTAGTCGATCAACAAAGAATTTTTGCAACAGTCGCATATTGGCATTGTTGCCAGCTGAGTTTGAGTCTAGATCCGAGTATGGAGCAAATCCAAGATAGTCTGCAATTGCTGCATCAAAGTTGCGATCCAACAAGAAGTATTTTCTCTTGACTGCGGGCAACAGGTCCTCAACAAACTCATGCTGTGACCACACATGATCATCAAACCTATTGACAACATCAAATATCAAACGCTCAGTGGTCTGATTGTATCCGTCTATCCATTGCACTGCATCCATGGGCCAGTTGTGCGGCGAATATGGTTCGTCAGGAAACACAGGACCATTGGGACCTTGCGGCGAAAGTATATAGGTGTTTAGGTATTGCACTATTCCACTTACCCAGCGATCCAGTGGATCTCGCAGTATCACAATCATTTCTGTTATGGTGTCACTGTGATCATCTGCCACTGCGGTCATCCACTGATGGCGTCTTGCCCAGTCCAACATGTAGCTACTGGCGTTCTTGGGAATGTTCACAATGAATTGTGACAGATCCGGACTCAGTGTTCCGGAACCGTAACTAAACCCTCGATCAACCAGTTGTGGGATCATTTGGTCTGTGCAGGCAAAATGTAGTTGTACACGGCAAGACCAGAATTCACTGTGATTTGCATGCAGCCATCATCAGATATCTGCATGGTTTTGTCTCCAGTCAGGCTCAGAATGCTCATGACCTGACTCACTGGCCATGACCAGGCATGCTTTAATGCACCAGTAATGTCATGCTGGAACACAAAGTTACCACTGTGCGTGGAGTGATCACCAAAGAAGAATTTGAGATCCTTGCCATCAGTCTTGACTTGAAAGTTGAGTTCTTCTGAATTGGCCTGTGCTTGCATTCGCAAACGTTGGATAGCAGCCACAGTGGGTTCAAAAGTAATATGCCAGTTTACACCTTTGAATTTCAGTGTCTTGAGTTTGTCATTCACAATATCACTTGCCATGAATCGATAGTTGTTTTTAAAGTCACCTACCTTGTTTTCAAAAGTAATGCCGTCCAGTTCACCATTGGCTTTGCGTGTGACTGCCAGTTTGGCATCTTCTCTGTATTCTTGCAAATTCAACAGTGTCTTGAGTTTGCCAAGATTGGGCATGCCAAATGTTCCAACAAAGTCAGCCATTGGATTGGCAAACTGTGCATCGATAATAACTGATTTGTCTTCGGCTAGTCCACCAACTGTGGTAGCAGAATCAGTGCCAGTAATTTTGATTAAATCAATACAACCCAGGTCAAATGTGTGTTGTACAATATCTAGTAAATAGTCTTTCATGTTTCGGTCCTTTTGTTAAAACGTATAATCAATCTTCGGAGTTTTTCATCCGACAATCCCATTGCTTCTATCTTGGCAGATATTGCTCTGCGGACTTTTTTAATGTTGAGTTGTCCCTTTGTGGTGGCATCCTTGAGATCCACCGGCAATATTGCAGCAATCTCAATCAGTGCCATTAGCTCTAGTTCATTATAGATATCTTTTGTTGATCTGTCAACTGATTCTGGTGGTGTGGCATCAATTATTATGGGCGGTGCAGCATCAATATCTTCTTTTCTAAAAATTCCTGCCAGGGCTTGTCCGCCTCTAATACTTGCCAGAACACCGGGTTTTTTTAGTTCTATCCAACTGGTGCTGCCGTTGTTGTTGTGCTCGTAGATGATCTCGTAGCCCAGTATCTGTGCATGCTCACGCACCAATCTACCAGGAGTATAGCAACAAAAGTGATGTTCCACAAGACTTACTGCACCTTGCTGATCGCAGTTGTTGTAACTGAATACAAAACTTCCACCGGGTCTCAACAGTCCAAACACTTCGGTCATGTATTGCTTGACTATTTCCAAAGGCTTGAAGTTGAAGTAGTGAAATGAATACACAAATCCAAATTGTTGTTTTGGCAGGTTCCAAAATATCGGATCAGTGGTGTATTCCTTGACCACGTAATAGCGAAGTCTACGCTGATACTCTTCAGTAAACTGTGTTCGCATAGGCTCCAACAGTTCTGTGTCGGTGTCCACCAAGTACATGGGGTCAAGTGCTACCAGATCTTCTACACCGGGACTGTGTGCTGGCCTAATCACCATGCCTGGATAATGCCAATCAGTATACAGTTGCAATCGGCTTTGCAAAAACACCCAGGTCAAGGGTTCTATAGACAGTTGTCTTGATAGAATATATTCTGGCGTGTCTTTTTTCATACCAGTTTGATATAGGTCTGTGCTGTCAGCAAAATATGCAGGCTCTTGTTGCACAATTAAATCCTGTACACTATCCCTAAGTTGCTGTAGATTTTGATCAAACTGTCCAAGAAATTTCTCAGCACGACTCTTTGATTCGTTCAAACTGTCCAGGGCATCGGGCACCTGCACTCGACTGTCTTCAACAATTTTCACAATCTTTTTCAGCTCTCCGATAGTTTCAGTTGCAGTTGCCTGCACACTCAAGGTGTCCAGAGTATTTAGATATCCAACAAGGTCACTTAATTTCATTCAAACGAAAACAAACTTGTGAATGTATTTTCAGTATTGGTTGCAGATGCAAGATCCCACTCCAGTACTCCCAGCAAGTTGTCAATCTTTTGATCCACAACCGTGGCCTCCATCAGCCCATCATCGAACGGCAGTTCTGTAAACCAGACAGGCAAGCGTTGTTCATCTGTGGGATATCCAATTGATGTCCAACCCAGCGCATTTGACTTGAGCTTGCACACAATGGTCTTCATGCCGTCTACAATCTGCATGCTGTAGTTGTCGCTGTTCATTCGTCGCAGGTTGTTCCAGTTCATGGCTGCTCTAACATGTCCTGGCATGTTGGCTCGACCCTGGGCAGCTTCTGCAGCACCATACTTGGTCAAGTTGTTCACACGCTTGGGCGAACCCTTCTCCCAGCCCGGCCGCTCCATGAATTCATACTTGAACTTGCGAATATGTTCAATCACGTCGTCACGTTGCACACCACTCAGTATCTTGTTTAGAATTTCCAACAAGAACTCTTGAATAACCTTGGGTGTGTCCGAACGTTTTAGATCCAGGCCAGTGGCCTTGGTCTTGCCAATCTTGCCGTTCACATCCAGTCGATTGCCTTCAAGGTCAATGATGTTCACAGCATAACGCTTCTTGGTAATAAACAGGCTGCGGTCTGCTACCATCTCACGACCACACTTGATCAGTTCGCCCATATCCCGCGGACAATGGAATGCCTGTTCCATGAAGCCTGGAAACGAATCATTCACTTGATCAGCAATCGAATCATACAGTTGAATACAAGTTTCTTTGCTCCACTCCATACGACCTTCTGCAACTTCGTTTTTCAACACAGACCAAGCACTGAAATAACATGAATCTGTGTCACCATAGATAACTGCTGCACCCACATGATCATATTCACCAGTGATACATTCATTGATGTATGCATCCATGTGTCTAGCAATAGCACGACCAGTCAGTGTGGTTGATTGTCCAATGCGCTTGTCAAAGAATCTGCAACCTGGATTCAAAATAGCACCATACAAACTGTTCAAGTTGATCTTCTTGACCAGTTGTCGCTTGTCCCAGAACGCAATGTCCTTGGGATCTGTTGCTGCTTTTTTCTTGGCCTGCATGTCCTTGCGTTCTGAATACCAACGTTCCAGCAAGCCGGGAATGATACCTTTTTTCTCATAGGTAAGAATAGTGCCATTGGCAGTGAGTATCCAGGGCTGGTGGCTGTCAAAGATCAGTTTCCAGATCTCTGCTGCTGAGTGAGTGCTTTCAGAGCCGTCCTGCCAGTCAATGGTGATTTCAGTTCCTACCTCTGTGTTCATCACAGCGGTATATTCAAGACTGCCAAACAGGTTCTCCCAGGCATCTGCAAACTTGCCTCCGTTCTTGGCCATCTTTTCTCGAATGTAATGATCAGTCATGGTCTGCCGCAACTGCCCCACAATGGTTTCCGGACCCATGTTCTGTGCTCTAATGGCCGAAGGATACAGACTGTTGATGTCAACTGACCCTACCCATTCATGCAGACCTTTTTTGGGATATGCAACATAAGCACCTGCTGCTTGATTGTCTTCCGTGTCGTTGCGTTGCTTGCGGTTGGGCACAACAAATCCACGTTCATGTGCTTCCACAATGATGGCCTGTTCAGTCACTGCCACAGCACCCATTGTGGTCTGCAACAGCACAGTGTTGGCATGTGCCAGTTCATTGGCCAGTTCCAGAAAGCGCAGTTTCTTGTCCAGTTTGTCCAGCAGTGCAGTATCTTGACGATTGTATTCAATAAACTTCTTGAAGTGTTGATTATACAACTGATCCAGAGTGCCTTCGAACTGTGTCTTAGTCTCTCCCAGTTCGTATTCAGCAATGGCATCCAGACTGTAGCTGTGACGTTCTTCATAGGTGTACTTGCGATACAACTGCATATAGTCCATGTGTACTCGGCCCACTAGGTCATAGGTTTCTTGTTCAGCACCAAAGCGTTCAAACATACGCTTCTTGGGATGTTGCCCCCAGAGACAGAACTTGCGAGTGTCATCCTTGCTGAGAACTCGGATGGTTCTATTGATAGTGTAAGGAATATCGTAGCCCTCTGAGTTCCAACCACTCAGCACGTCTGCATCGTCAATCAAGTCCAGGAACATCTTGATCATGTCACGCTCGTCTTCAAACAAGAACGTGTTTTCAAAGTCAGCCACCAGTTCTTGTGCAGTAGCCATGCTCATGTGCTTGGGTGGCACAGCCATGGTGACCATTTGATCCAGCCAGTTCAGGTAAACAGAAATAGCAGTGATGGGATTGAACGGATCATCCACAGGTGAGAATCCACGATCCTTGTTGAAGTCTACCTCAATGTCAAAAAATGCTGTGTGCAGATCCGGAGCATCCTGCCCCTTGTAGTTGTCCTCTAAACAACGAAAGATTGGATTGATGTCACTTTCATACAACTGCTTGCCTGAATGCATGCTGACTTCTTTGCGAAACTCTTTGTTGTTTCTTGTGCTGAACCTTGACACTGGTGTGTCATAGATGCTGCGATGTTTGCCTCTGGGGTCATCGTAGTAGAACACAAAGTTTGCGGGGTATTCTCTGTAGACTCGAGTGCCATTGCGGCGTTCCACCACGTGAATGCGATCGTGGGCACGATCAAAAAGACTGTCAATATAACTCATGTATCTCCGTTTATGGCCGGTAAGCCGTGTTGCTTGCCCGTAACGTGGGCGACTCGTTGTAACGCAATATTTATAATGTCTTGCCCACTGTGGTGAGAATTGTTTCCAACAGTTCATGATCTTGTTGTTCTTGCCCAAAGCTGGCCTTGTGTGCCATGCGAATTGCTTTTTTCAGCACAGCTGGCTTGATTTCCAGTTCCTCTGCAATGGCCTTGACTGTGTCGGTGAGCCCGCCTTGCAAGGTATCAATCTCGTGCATGACCTGCATGCCTTCATTGATGATCTGGGTGAGTTTGATTTTTTGGTCGCCGTTGAATGTTTTGTTTTCCATGAGAATCTCCTAAAGTAGTCAGCTAGTATAACTGATACAGTAGGAGATGTCAAGATGTTGTTGCTCACTTTAGGATTCCCAGTAGACGCGATAAATAAAATATGACAGAATTTAAACCTACCTTCCTATACGTTAAGCAACATAATGTCACCGGAATGAAATATTTTGGAAAAACTGTTGCCAATGACCCTATAAAATATAAAGGATCTGGGAAGCTCTGGCTGCGTCATATTAAGAAGCATGGGAATAATGTAACAACAATTTGGTATCAACTATTCACAGATAAGAAATCTATAGTAGAGTATGCTTTAAGTTTTTCTAAAGAACAACAAATAGTAGAATCTAAGGATTGGGCAAATCTAATGCCCGAAAATGGGTTGCTGGGCAGTGGCGTAAAGGGTATTAAGATAAATCGCACCCCGGAACATAATAAAAAAATAAGCGATGCAATGAGAAAGCGTAGTTTAGAAAAAAATGGATTTATAAAAAAAGATCAGCCTAAGGTTGAAAAAGGAAAATCTAAAGGTGGATGGAAATGGAAATCGGAAGTCAAGTTAAAACATTCCCAATTACAAGCAAGAATAGTTAAAAGAAGAATGTGCTGCATACATTGTCGAATCGAGAGCGGGATCGGTAACATAGATCAATGGCACGGTGATAAATGTAAAATGAAACCGGTTTAGATCATCTGAGTAGCGAATTCATTTGATCAAGGCCCGGCTTCCCGCCTGCCCTCGCAACTAGTGCGGTCCTAAGGGTGTTCTCAAAGTCATTTGTTCAAGTACGCTGGTTAATTTTGTTCGTGTTCTGTTTTCATACCAACTGTATATATTCCTAATTGTATCAACATTGCTAATAAAGCGTGATCTGCACTGTTTCCATTGTGATTTGGCGTGTTCGGTATCAAGCAACAGTGTTCGATTGAGTTCAATGGCTGCGACTATGCGGTCAAACGGGTTGGCAATAGTATCATAACTATGATCAACTACATCATCAAACATGTCAAACCCAAGTTCTCTAAGGTGAGATATGATACCACACCCACCGAGGATAATTGGAAAATTACAACCATAAAAACTATGTGCAGTTTTTTCAGTGATCATGAATGATGGCGCTGCAAATACAGACTCACTCACTATTTCTACAAAACTGTCCTGATACATGGCTCGCAATCTGTTTTCAAAATTCCCAGCATTGTCAGTGGCACCTTGGCCATATTCCTGATAGATATTGTAGCTGTCCAGATTGATAGCATTGTTATTTTTTACATGATCAAATCCACGGAGTATAGATTCTCGTATGACATCATGTGTTGGTCCAAACTGCCAGCCCACTGTGTCTAAAAATGACTGCGGCATGCCATTGGGGTTGTTCAAATAGGTTATCACACCTGTGCGATTGTACTCCTGACCAAACAAATAACTCAATGCAACCAATCTATGAGCACGTACATGTCTGTTTAGACTGATATAGGTGTTGTCACTGTCAAAGTTTTTGTCCAGCACCGGTTCTATCAAACTGTATTCAGCACGTTGATTTGTCCAGTCACCGCCCCAGGCAATGATATGCAGATTAGGCTCACTGAGTTCGTTCTCTAATTGTTCTACACTGGTAAACAATACTATTTGTGTGTCAGGATGACGACGAGCAAATCCTTCAATACTGATAACTCCTGATTGTTGACGATCCTGCCACCAGTTGAATTCACTCCATCCATGCAACATATCCTTGATTCCCACAAACACCACTGGAGACTGGCATTGTGCGCTTTGCAAAAATCTATCCATGGCCAGTGTATCACAACTCCACAGATAGTAACTTTCATTGTTGCCCACTAGTTCTTGAAATAGTGGTAAACTACAATCATCATACACTGCTTGGCTTATTACATACATTAGATTTGTCCTGCCACACGAACTGAATACCAGTCTTGCCGTAGCTGCCGCGCCTGCTCCAACATTGGTTCAATATTCATTTGATTGCACACCAACATGTATTCTTCCACAAAGGCCTGTTCACTTGCCAACATCTTGGTTAAATTTATAGATTTCATATGGTATTGTTTTTTGTAGTTTTCAAACAGTTGATTTTCGTTGCCACGTGTATCAAATCCTAATTTTTCTTGTTGACCGGATACCCATGCTCCCCATTGGTCTAAATCAAGGTCTACATAATAAAATTCAGTTGGATCTATGTTCACAAAATAATTTTCAAATTCTCCCGGATGTACCGGCAACACTATTCTAGAATAGTGCAGCCCACAAAATACATTGAGCAGTCTATACTGTGCATTTTCTAAAAAATCAGCATGAGCTCTATGAAACTGTTGCCAACTGTCAAATTCTTGAGTTACTTGACCAAAGCGATAATTTTCCAATCTGTCAAAATTGTCAGGAACTGGCGTTCCTTGATCCAGGTGATGATCCAGTTGGTCTTTTCGCAGCAGCGGCATGGTGTCTTCTCCTAGAGAAAACAATCTGGCTAGAAAGTTGCCTGCATGCCCGGGCAGATACAACAAGATCACAGTCTTCATGCTCTACTTATAGGTGCATGAGCCGCAGAGATTTTTTAGATTGTAGCCGAATCCAGTGATCCAGGAATTTGAGTTGATGTGTATTGGGAGGATCTATTATATTTTTTCCGTGGGCAAACTCTTTGAGGTTTATAATCTGGTCTGGAGAATACTCTTGAATTATTTTGGGCACCGCCGGATCAACTGGCTGTCCGTTGAATGTGTCTGCATCCTTGATAATTTGTCTTAGGTAGACTTGATTGTTATCCGGAGCATGGGTGCATCGTCTAGTCTCATCTGTAAACCACCAGGCCTGTTTTTCCCAAGCCAGTCTCAGTTGCAGGTGCAGGTCGGCATATAGAAAAATCTTAAAGGTATCATTGGGTATTGACCGATTGTAATCACCCCAGAATGGATTGCACACCAGGAACAGCTTGCGGCCTGCTAGTTGTTTTAATTCATGATTGTTGGGCCAGATTTCTTGGGTTTTCCATTGGCTACGATCACGCATCAATTCTGGTGAGAACTGATGGTTGATCATTTCCCACGTTTCATCGATGCTGTGTTGAAAATTGCCGGACAACAATAGATAGTAATACAACGCAAAACCGCCGGACCCACCTTGATAAAGGATGCAAACGTCTTGTGTCAAAGGTTACTGTGTTTTGATAATGCTGGCCATGAGTCTGAGTCTACTTTCGTGGACTGCTTGGGCTGACTGTTTGGCATCCTGATCAAACTGTTTCTTTGTGGCCTTGACAATTCCGCTGAAGCGACGATCACCAGTTTTGCGATCACCTGCGGAATCAGCAGCAGTGGCAGCAGCACCGGCTTTGGTTTTGTATCTGGCAAGAGTAGCAGGGCTGAGTTCGTCTAGTTGTTTATTATCGGTTGCTGCGTCTTGCTGACCTGTTAGTGCTTGCAGCAATGCTCTAGCAACCACACGATCTTTTTCTTGTTCATCGTCAGGCAACTGATCATAGTCAATGTTCATCAACTTTGCTCGTTGTTGAAGTTTTGCTTCTAGTTTGCCAGCGGCTCGTAATTTTTCTGTGTCATCAAATTGTTCAGGATTTTGCACAAATGCTTGAGCAGTGGTATTCCAACCTTGGTGAATGGCATCGCTGATGGCTTCGATGTCTGTGACGCCTTGATCAATCATTTGTTTGGCATACGCAGCTGATTTCAAGTTTGCTTGCCATCCAAATGTGTTGCCAGGGCTACTACGACCATATCCGTATGCAGTATCCAGTGCTTCGTCACTGACAGTTGCCAGTTGTTGTACGCTTAACTGCTGGTCATTGCCTTCCGACACACCTCTACCTAGTTGTCTTAGATCAGATGTCAGCACTGTTTTTGTAGTGGCACTGGACGGAATTGTGATACGAGCATGCTCTCGGTCCCGGCTCATGTCAACCACTTGTGCTTTTTGGTCAATGTACCGTACTGTGTCACCTATCTGTATCTTTTTCATGGACACACCGCCAAGATTGACTGGTCGATCACCTGCATAGTTACCGTGGGCTTCTGAGATATCCTGTTCGGTCATTGAACTCATTTCAATGTAGCCTTTTTCTTGTGCGTCACTCCATCTGGCCCATTCACGATTATCTATTGACACTGTGGTTCTACCTGTAGTACCGGAGTACTCTGAGTTGTCATCGTACTTGGAACTGTTGATATCATCTACTGCTTGTGACCACTGTTTCTTATCATCAAAGAATTTTTTAGTTGGTGCTGATGGCAAATTGATGCCACGAGTTCCACCCATGTGATCCACATCAAACGGGAAGCTGCCTTTGAAGTTGTGGGCTTCTGCTATGCCTTGCTCGGGCAGTTGACCCGCAGGGCCTGCCATTTTGTTTCTTGCGCCGCGCTTGATTTTGTATTCACGGTTGGGACTAGTCAACTTCATATTACCCATGATCTCTCGGGCTTGGGCCACACTGTGATATGTTCCTTCTTTTTTGCCATCTCTATAAATGCTATACACATACTCTGCATCAGGAGTGTGTCCCAAGGTGTAGTTGACAGATCCATCTGCGGCTGAGCCTTCCGCCACACCTTGCTGTTTAAGTTTAGCAGTAACTACTGGATTCTTACTTGTACCAAATCTTGCTACTGCTTTCTTGATTGCTTGTTCTTTAGTGCCACTGAAAGTCATAGTGTGTGATGTGCCACCTGTCTTGGTGCCAACTGTAACTACCCACTGTTGATCAGAGCCTTCCGCCACGCCTTGAGAAGCATTCTTTGAAATTTTGAAATACTTTTGTCCCTTGACAATATCAACTACATCCAACAGCCCTTTTTTATACAGGTAGTAATCAGTACCTTCCATTCCAGCGACCCCACCTGGGCTTCGGGGATTTGGATCAATACCTGCTGCTCTTAACATATCTGCACGACTGCGAACTTTTCCATCCTGCATCACTCTCAATACTTTTTTCATTTTATCATTGATTGTGTTTGGAACTTTGGACAACCAAGAATCATAATTTATCTTGAGTTTGCCTTCCGCCATGTCTTGCTCTCCATCAGAGCTAAGAATAGATTCTAATTCATCTACTATTTTATCATATTGAGGTGTGCCGTCAATTTCCTCGGGATTAGTGATAACTCCAGTTACATAAACCATTGCTCTATAGAACTCAGGGCTATCATCAACTGCGGCCTTTACTTCAGGAACAGTTTTATAGATTTGAACCATCTTTCTTGCCAAGCCACGGTATTTGTTATTAATGTCTATTACTGTGCCTTCCGCCACACCCTGCTCATCCAACTCATCATCTGTTCCCATGCGGTCATCTTCGAGTCCTGCTATGTCTGCTGCACCGCCTGCGTCTCCGGCTGTTTGTTGTATGGCCGACCATAGGCGCAGTGGAGCAACCAGATCATCACCGCGAAATTCAATGTGGTCACCAAAGCGATCCATCACAGCATAGTAAGCAGGTTCAGAGTCAATGAAAAATTTCACTTCATCATCAGATCTGGCACCCTGCAGATTGTCTTGCGATTCAAATTGGTCTGCATCTTTAGCGACTCTACGCTCACTGCCTTGAGCAGGGAAACCTTGTTGTGATTGTTGGGTCGGTTGTTGAATTTTTTGTGCTGCTGGATTGGATAATTTTGCTGCTGCTGCTTTTGTTTGAGCGATGGTCATCCAGGTGTTTCGCTGTCTACTGTCCATGGGTTGACCTCGTTCTGCAACCATTTGGGCGTAAATTTCTTTAGCCAGGGCATTTACATCTTGATTTTGTTGTATGCGAGGATCATCTCGACGCATATTAAAAAGGTCAGACGTGGTATCTTTGGCCATGACTTGCTCGTCTAAATTCCTAAAAAAGCCGTGCCATATTTTGTTGCCATTATTGACATGTATGTCTGTTATCATAAACCCTGTATTACTGATGCCCAGGTCTTCCAACCAAGAATCAAATTCAAAAATAGCACTATCTTGATCTCGACGAGCCAATTGAGTAAACCGTTTTTGGTCCACATCTGCCAGCCACTTGTTTCCCAGGCCAGATCTTACAGAATTTAGTAGTTTAATTAATTCTTCATCAGTTAGTTTAAAAACGCCACCGTCTCCACCGCCATTACCATCGTGATTGCTATCACTGCTGGGTGCAAATTCGTTTAATCGGCCTTTTGCCATACCTTGCTCTTTGAGAGCACCGTAATTTTTTAGTAGCATGTTAGCGCCCTGAACAAAATCAGCATCAATTTGATACAGCATTTTTACTAGTTCTTGGTGTTGGCGAGCAGCCAGGGCCGGTTCAGGACTGTAGGATCTGTTACCTGACATTATTCTATTAGATGCAGTGTCACGAGAACGTGCAATACGATCATATTCTTTTCTAAATTCTGGATTTGAAAAACTGAATTTATCTGCTGTGCTCCGCACTCGTTGATATTCAGCTCTTGCTGCTGGGTTTTGAAGCTGTGCGGGACCACCTGCTGGTGCTACTGGAGTTGACCCCATTGGCGGTTCTGTTGCGTCATCATCATCATCTGTTGCTGTTGCTGGTGCTGCTGCTGAAGTGTTTACACCTGGTAAGTTTTGCAAGTTTGGGTAAATTGGATTACCGTTGGCGTCAAAGGTCACACGTTCCGTTAGGTTGTCGGTGGAGTTAGGTTTGAAAAATTCGTCAAGTATCATGTTATGCTTCTTCTATGTAATCTGCTGAGGAATTTCTGGCAGCATTTTTTCTATGTGCCTGAAACATTCTCACGGCCATGTCTGCTTCATCCAGACTTCTGAACCGACTGGGCAACACCCGACCCAGATGACGGATTTCAAAACCGCGCACCTGATCGCCATAACATTCCAGGCATGTGCCATCTTCCAGAGTGATAGTTTTTACAGGACCAGCTTCGGCCATCACAGGGTTGATTGTGGGCGGCGGAACATAGTCTTCACCGCTGGGTTCGTCTTGAGTGGGGTCTTCCGACACTTCTTGATCGTCGGCCTTGGCTGGATTACGGTCTTGTATTTCTTTGCTGGCCTTGCGTTCTAGTTCTTTTTTCTTGTCTTCCAGTTGATCCAGATACTGTGTAAGGTCTTTTCTGACCCGGCTCAGCATGTCTTCGTCAATCTCGGCCATGCGTTCGGCCAGTGCAGTCTGAGTGGGTACCACATCATCTCCTACCATGTACCGGCCAAAGGGTTTGGATTGCTTGTTGCTGCCCAGCACCGGAGACACCGTTTCAGGCTTGAACAAGGCCGGCAATTGTGGCACTGATTTTTGTTGTGCGTTGAGTCCCGATTTTGTTTTGACAGGAGTAATGTCTGACTCTATCACAGCCAGACGTTTTAGTATATTGGCGATGCTGTTGCTCATGCTCTATTGTCTTTCAGATAACTACGCAATTGCCAATGATATTTTCCATGCTGACTTAGACGTCCTGCCACAAAGTCAGCAATACCCTGTTGATTTTCTTGTTCTGCTTCGGCAAAGCACTGATTCAACAGATCAATCATTTGTTGATTGTTGGCCAACAGTTCTTCAATCATGAGTCGAGCACGTGGTATTTTGGTCTGACCTGAAATTTGTGTAAGCTCGCCAAAACGTTCAAAACTGGCCGGTGCATACTCGTCAAGATATCTTATGTACTCGGCAACAGGATCTACGGCTGAATACGCATCTTGGTAGATGTTCTGGAAAAAATCATGCAGTTCGCCAAAGTCCGGCCCTTCCACATTCCAGTGAAAGCCCTGGGCTTTTAGATAGTAGGCAAAGTTAGTTGCCAATAGAGTTTTTAAACTGTCCGCGAGCATTCTTGTTCCTTTTGTATTCCTTGGGCGTGTTAGGCGTAGGATCTGTAGAGTATTTACCTGTCAACAAGGAACCACCTGATCTTGCGACCATGCCCATGGGCTGGCTTACAGTGGCCATGCTGCCCGTCCCACTGGTACCCACCGAGATGTCTTCCATTATTTCATATGCTCTCATTTTCAATCCTTAACAGTGAGTTTTTTACTATGCGTGAGTTTACTGGACCTTCTGCAATTCTCACGTTTTTCACTTCAATTGTGCCGCATGCTGGCGGAACTAATTCCCAACGCAGTTCGTACTTGCCTGGCGCAGCCCAGATCTGCAGAAATTCTTCCAGATACTGTTCTCTCCAGACCCAGGTTCGTTCTGCAAACAGTTCATTGTTCACATACACTCTGTAGTTGGGATCAGCTCCAGTCCAGTCCACACTCACGTCTGCTTTGACTATCACAAACTGGCGGGTCATTGCGACACAGTCAGATCAAATTAGGCCGCAGCGGTATCAGACGGTGCCAAAGCCACTGCGTTGGCCACACGACGGTCAGTATGCAGTCCAGCACTGCGTTCATAGAATTTGTCCATTATTTCAGCAGCAGCGGCTGCTGATTGTGCAGCTTTTAATTTATTGCCCGCTGCTTTTTCTGTGTTGTTGAATTCCCACTGTATGAATTCCAATTGATCTTGAAGACTGGATCCTTTTATAGGCCTGCCCATTTGTGCTTGAAAATCTTTCTGCCGTGGTGGGTGCCATTGAGCAATACCGTATGCTTGGCCGCCATCGCCCACGGCTGCTGGATTGATATTTTTGCCTGACTCGGCCTGCAGATTGCCAACAATGCCCGCGGCCTGTGCTGCTGACCAACCCTGTTGTGTAAAGAACTTCAGGGCCGTGGCTGCATTGGCCGATGATCCGGCTGCTGTGGCAGGTGCAGTTGTTTGTCCGCGAGCAAATTCTCCCAGATTGGGCAATTTTATTTTGCTGCCCACAGTTATCTGCCCAGTGGCAGGAATGTCCGGATTCATGTAAAGCAGGCCGGACACAGTGGTGTCAGAGGCCTTGGCCAATTTTTCCAGAGTGTCTCCTGCTTGCACAGAATACATTTTGCCCGGCACACTAGGATCCACAGCCTCGGCTAGAACTCTACTGCTGCGAGGCAAAAAATCACAAGATTTCATGTTATCCTTTTAGCAAGGTGCTCAGGCGACGCATGCGGCTCACACTCTCTTCAAAATTTGATTCACGCACTGGGTTTGCCGGTGCTGCGGCATTCTGGCGATCCCATGCAGCCTGTGCAGCGTAACCAGTACTTGGTCTCGGAGTAGCTGGTTTTGGTGCACCGCTGGTGCTGTGTGTTTTACCATACTGTTGATCCCATGCCATCTGTGCAGTATAACCAGTGCTTGGTCTTGCTGGCGCATACATGGGGTTGCGAGGCATTGTATTAGTAGGGCCTAGTTTTTCGTTTGCCGGTGGTGTGGCATTCTGTGCCATTTGTGTAGCTGTAGGACCACCGGCACCACCACGACCGCTGCCTGCATCACCAGGTTTTGCAGCAGACAGAATAGCACCGGAAGTGTTGGGTCCAATTTTACCGTCAGCAGGGAGGCCATTCTTTTGTTGAAAGGCCTTGATAGCTGCTGTGTCAGGTTGGCCATTCTTGTAAAGTCCCATACTGCTGGCATATCCCAGGATGGCTGGGCTGATTGTGGAACGGGCAGGTGCTTTGGCAGGAGGTGTAGTGGTTTGCACAGTATTTGCAGTATTTGCAGCATTTGCTGCCACGGCTGCATCCACACCAGTCACATTGTCAGGCTCACCACTGGCTGCCACAGCATCAGCAACCGGAGTTGCTGCTGGTGCCGCTGCTGGTGCTGCTGCTGGTGCTGCTGCGGGTGCTGCTGCGGGTGCTGCCGCAACTGTTTCACCAGGTAATGGTGCAGGCAGTCTTGCCATGATATATTTGTCCATGGGATCCGCACCACCCAACCACTTTAGTTGGCTTGGTGTGAGACTGGCTCTTGCTGTGGCTGCATCAGGATACGGTGTTGCTGCCTGGGCTCCACCACCAAGTGCGCTGGCAATTTTTCTACCAAAGCCCTTGATGGAATCCAGGTTTTTTGCACCTTGTGCTTGTTGTGCTGCAAATTCAGCATCTGTCATTGGTGTGCCATCGCGCCCGGCTTCGTTTAAAAATTCACTTGATCTCATAGTTTTTCCTTTTTCGGATAGTCCGATTTGTTGTTTATTTATTCTATTTGCCCTGTGCTGCCAATCTTGCACCATTGTTAAAGCTGTTGCTGTAGCTCAGGGCACTGCGGTTACCTCGGGCCTTGGACCAGGCATAACCGGCTCTGTGACCCGAACAATCCTTGGTACAAGGTGAGCCCAGGAAACTGAGTTCATCCAATGGTGTAATCATTGGTTCCCAAGATTCCCCAGCGTCCCCGGCCTTTTGCTGGACTGCTTGAATAGTTGCCATGGGATATTGTTTTTCAATTTTTTCCATGGCTTGATTATACATCTGAACTTGACTAACAACATCTGCTGCAGCCAGTGCGGTGTTTAGTCCGGGTATGAAGTAAAGCAATGTGGACAACAGTGGAAATTTATCCTTGAGTTCTGTGTAGGCATTTCCCTTGACTTCTTGCCCAGCAAATTTTGTTTCATGAATGAATTCACTGGCTCTCATTTGGCTGCTCCAAATACAGGACCGCTCACATACTGTCCCTGTTGATTCAGCACGCCAGATCTTAGTTGATCTACCATGGCATCAGTGATGTGTCTGCGACGCATGTGTGGGACAATGATGTGTACTTCCACAGGATCGTTGCCTTCTTGCTCCAGAATACTGTGCATTCTGTGGCGGCCGTCATGATTACTCACATGTGCCATCTGGCTAAAATCTTCTGATTCCCAGGCTTCAGGAATCACCACTGTGAGCCAGGGTGCGCCCACGCCTTTTTCGTCCAGATTCTTTTTGATGTATTCAATGGTCTCACGCTCGTCTGCAGATTTGACATCTAGAGGCAACGCCAATTCCAAAAACATACTGGGACGCATGACCACTTGCAGGCCTTGATATCCAATTTGTTGATTGTTGGGCACTGCTCCAATGCCCGAGGCATTGTTGATTTTTAGTTCATTTACAATCTGTTCGTTGGTATCTGAGCCATCGCTCTGAACCGGATACACCTCAGTTGGCACACTGATGCTGTTGGTTCTAACCCATTCACCTGCAATTCTATTGGCATCCACTTGACTGTTGCCTATGCCGCCAAATCTATACAATTCTTCTCCGGTGTTGCCATCTACAATTTTCCATTGGCCGTTCCAGAAGCCTCTGGGTTGTGCTATGGGGATATCTATGTCAATGTCTTGCACTCCAGGAATTGGAGTGGGTGCTGCGGCTGCCTGGCGTTGGCGTTGTAGATCCAGGGTGCTGCCCGGGATCGGTGCACCAGGCTCTGTTACTGTTGTTCCATCCTCGCGTTCCAGTCGGTACCCGCCTTCACTTGGGTGACTGTAATTGTATATTTCCCATCGATCCAGGGCTTCCTCATCACTACCAGCACGGAACGCCATGCGAGCCACGCTGCTTTGTGCATCGCTGATATAATAGTTTTGTGTCTGAAGAACGGGTCCTGCTAACTCAACACTGAACTCATTGGTATTGATTCCAGGATTTTGTTGTTGCAAGTAACGATTAGCCAGGATCCGTGCTGTGTCGGCATCTGATGCTGCCACTGTGGTCACTGGCGTGCCTGCTGCATTTTTGACCACATAGCGTTGTCTTGATCCTGAGGTTGCTGCTGGCTCCTTGGTTGCTGCCGGCTCCGGAGCAGGATTCTTTTTCAGGCCACGTTCCAGCTGTGCCTGTTTCACAAAACTGCGCAGAGCAGCCTTGGGTATTTTGCCAGCCACATAGTCCACAAAGTAACGGATTGTGCTGTCGTCCTTGCTGTCAGCAGTCAGCAACTTGTACAATTTCTTCTGATACTCTTGACGATACTTTTCAGGATCAACCGCAGCATCCAGAGCCACAACAAATCTCAACAGGGTAGGTTCAATCAGGTCAAAGTTGTCACCCAACCAGTCGCCGCCGGGACTGCGGAATTCCACATAGCCGTCTTTGGTATTGATACTGGTGTACTTGGCAGTGGTGCCCGAGTGAATGGCCTTGGTAGCAAGACTATCCATGTTGGCTTTCATCTTGGTCAACAGTGCAGCCGCAGGGCCAGGATTTGATCTTATGTTGTCCTTGACAATCTTCATGGCACTCTTGGCATAGGTATTGCCTGCACGACCAAAATTTTCCAGCACTCGCTCGTCACCCAGCAGCACAGCCAGTTTCACAAAGTCCAGTTTTTCTTGGCTAAAGCCCGGCACACTCACGTTGATGTGCAGACCAGTTGAGTCATTGGTATAACAGCCTGTGCGATTTGCCCAGGCACGGACCTTGTTCAGATCACTCAGCATTTCATCTATGGGCAAGGGCGGACTCACAAACTCCAGGCCTTGGTCGTCATCACTGTCAGGATCAAGACTGCCATCGGGTTCAACCACATAGCGTCCGGCCTCGCGGCGCCCACCATGATATCGATCACTGGCATTGACCGGACGGCCAATTGCGTCACTGAAGTCGTCGCCTACCTGATTGATGTCAACATTGGATTCGGGGTCAGTGTAGTAGGGCCATGAAATGGTGTATTCACGCAACACATCACTCATTTGGTCAATACCAATATCATTCAACCAGGTGGATTCTGTCCAGTCACCTTGCATGTCGGATTCGTATACTTCTCGGGCAGATTCATAGATCGAGCTGTCGTCTTGCGCCAACCATTGTTCTTCAACAAATTCTTCCAGCATTGCACCTGTGCGCTTTTCAATCATTTGATCACGTTCTGCTTCGGGCAGCTCTCGATAGAACAAATCTTGTTCCAGTTCTTCACGGGCAGTGGCTTCGGCTTCGCCGCCATCAAACTCGCTGTTGTTCACAACATAGTCACGCAAGAAATCGCGGCCTTCTTCATACCAGCCTTCACTGATCTTTTCAAATTGCCACTGGCGGAAGTCTTCGTACAACTTGTCGTTGAGTCTGCGAATGTCGCCCCTGCTGTTGTAGTCGCCGTCGTCAAAAAAACGAACAATGTCGTCAATGTCATTGGCAGACTCGTCACGATCCATGTCCTCTTCAGCGTCACCGCCGCCTTCTCCGGGCACAATCATTTCAAATTCCATACCTGCCAGGGCACCTGTCTTGGCAGCTTCTCGTCGTAGATTCTTGCTGCCCATGTTGATTTCAAACAGGTCCTGTTCTTCAAATAATTCTAGCTCACGTGCCAGACTTTCTGCCAAGGTGTTGGTGGGTTTCATCAACAGTGCAGGATGTCCCTGTGCGTCTGTTTGCAATCCAAGTTTGTTGGCTTCTTTGCCCACAGCACCTGGACGCACGTCTCGGGTCAGGGCCATGACAAAGCGAGGATCGCGGGCTTGTTTCTTTGTAGGGATGTAGCCTGATGCTTCTTCTAGTGTGACACCATCAAACATCTCAGGTTGCTCATCGGCCCAGTCTCGCATGATACGACCTGCCATGGCATTGGCTTGATCTTCATACGGGCTACCTGTTGCACCAGCATCCAAGGGCAACGGCTCGCGCTCGTCCTGTTGACGATGTGTCATTTCATGTGCCATGGTGCGAAGTATGTCCAGCACATGGC